TTTGGGAGATGTCCCCGGCGGGGGTCTTATAAGCCTTTGGCAAAACGAGGCCGGGCGGTGCCCAATGAGGTTCAATTCCTCCATCTCCTACCATATAAAATATGAAATACAAAGAAGGCGACATTGTTTTGGTTAGAAGCGCTGCTGGAAAAGCAATACCAAAATTTCATGTTAAACTGCTTAGAAAAATTGTCATTAAACCGTCAAAAGGGAGAGATCCCAATTGGCCATGGCCAGGATATACAACCTGGGAAGCTACGCCAATTTATCAAAAAGAAGTTGATATGTTGAGAAAAAAATGGCAAATTTCATTTCGCAAAGCTAATGAAGATTTGACTTTTATTAATGAAGAAGATATAATCAAAAAAATAAAAACTAATTAACAGTAAGGCGGTTGCAATTGCAAAGAGAAAAAACAAGAAGACAACGTTATGATGCAAAAAAGAAAACGGCTAAAACGTTTCCTATCAGTATTGCCACAGTTAATTTTAAACATGATGGTAATATCGGTTACCTCATTCGTTCTGCTGCTTGTTTTGGCGCTGATCGGGTCCATGTTATAGGAACCATTCCAAATAGAAAAGTTCTTAATCCACTTTCTGGCACTTTGGTCGATTATGTGAATATCGATCAGCATAGCGATCCATCTAAGTTTGTAGAATATGCAAAAGCTAATAATATAAAATTAATTTCTGCTGAGTTGTGTGAAGGATCTGAATCAATTGAAAGTTATAATTTTGATTTTACACAACCAATTTGTATTGTTGTTGGGCATGAAGAAGTAGGAATTCCAATTGAGATATTAAATAATAGCGATAAGATATATATTCCAATGCCCGGTGTTGGTTATTGCTTAAACACTTCACAGGCAGCTAACATATTATTATATGAAGTTACAACTCAATATCAAAACAGTGGTGTTAAAAGTTATTATATTAATGATGGTAAAATTACTATGCACACCGTCTTTGAGGAGTGGGCACAGGCAGGTATGTACAATTTGCCTTAAGGAGAAAATATGAATTCAAATGATTTATGGCAAGATCATATAGATGGCCTAACAAGGCAAATTGCTTTTTTACTACAAAAAACAAATGAATTAGAAAATAGGTTGCAATATTATGAAGAAGTGTTTGTAACTTTATTGACAGCACTTAAACAAGGTGGTATTATTGTTGATGATGAGCAAGGAGATCACTCGATGCCAACATAAGATATCCGCTGTATCGTCGGATTAATAACGATAGGTGGCCGCCGATCCAAACGTAGGCGGGGGTTCTCTGATTACCCGGTTCGCGACAGAAAATCAGAACTGCCACCTTAGCTCAGTTGGCTAGAGCAGTTGCTTTGTAAGCATCAGGTCTTCGGTTCGAATCCGAAAGGTGGCTCCATAATTAAAATGTTAGACTAATTATAATTGCTAACGCAGAGATAAAAATGGCAAAGAAAATATATGTACTTGATACCAGTGCTTGTTTAACAAATTCAAATGTAATATTCGATTATGGATATCATGATATCGTAATTCCTCTAAAAGTGCTTGAAGAGATTGACAAGCACAAAAAACGACAAGATGGCGTAGGATCTCAAGCCCGACGTGTTATTAGAATATTGGACAATCTTAGAGAAAAAGGATCTTTAAAAAGTGGTGTAAAAATTGCAAAAGGAAAGGGAACTATGACAATTGAAGGAATTGATTCTTCTGTTGTGGAAAAGCTTCCTTATGATTTAGACCCTAATTTACCAGATCATATAATTATAGCAACTGCGCTAGCTGTTAAGCAAAGAATTCCAAATAGAAAAGTAATTATGGTTTCTCGCGACATAAATTTGCGTGTAATTAGTGATTCAATTGGGCTACAATCAGAAGACTATATTGCAACAACAGTAATAAAAGATACAACAAGTTTATACACTGGATTTTTAAAAGTTTTGGTTGATGACGAATTCGTAGATCAATTTTATGAAGGAGACTTAGTGTTTCTAGAGGAAGAAAGGGTAAAATGCTATGCTAATCAACTTTTAATGTTGGTGTCAAGCTCAAATGATAAAAAAACAGCATTAGCTAGATTTATAGAGTACTCTAAGCCCCTATCGCGAGTGATCAATTATAAAAAGGGTCTTTGGGGCGTAAAAGCGCGCAATAAAGAGCAGACATTTGCAATGGATCTTTTAACCAATCCTGATATTCCGGTGGTATCGCTAATTGGAAAAGCTGGTTCTGGCAAGACGCTCTGTGCGATCGCTGCAGGCCTCTCACAGGTTATGGCGGCAGGAGACGGTAGTGAACCTGTGTATAAGCGCCTAATCGTCTCCAGGCCCGTTCAGCCGCTTGGAAAAGACATAGGGTTCCTACCAGGAACCATAGAAGAGAAAATGACTCCATGGTTAGCACCAGTGCAAGACAATTTACGATACTTGCTTGGAGATGATAATGCAACACTAGATATGTATGTACAAAAAGGAACCATTGAAATTGAAGCTTTAACATATATTAGAGGTCGTTCGATATCAAACGCTTATGTAGTGATTGACGAAGCACAAAACTTAACAACACATGAAATCAAAACAATTATTACGCGCGTCGGCGAAAATACAAAAATTGTATTGACCGGAGACATTGAGCAAATTGATAACGTTTATGTTGATGAAACTTCAAATGGCTTAGTTCATGCGGTTGAAAAATTCAAACACTCGTCTTTGGCTGGTCATATAACGCTTGAAAAGGGTGAAAGATCAAAAGTTGCAACATTAGCAGCAAAACTTTTATAATTTAGTTGACAATTATTAATATTGGTGTTATATTAGTTAAAAGGAGAACATTATGGACTTAGGTGAGAACCCAACATTAACCGAAACTGTAGAAGTAGATACTGAGATGAAAAAGTGGCTCGTTAATTATGTCGGCGACAAAAACGACCCAGAAGATGGAGACGTAACAGTAGAAATGATCATCGAAACAATGTCACAAGAATTTCCAGAGTTTCTAATGGCTGTTGCAGAGGAAAACTGGATCAGGGGATACCATCAGGCGCTAGAAGATGTAGAGATCGGGCATGCTGAATATGAACGTGCCATGGCAAGAGATGTCGTTGCCCCTAAAGAACGAGAAGATGATTGATTATATTCAAAAATCGCTTTTTGAATACAACAAACTTCAAAGAGAGTTTACTATATTTGGAAACACAATGGTTTTTATCAAAGACCATGTTCCTGATCATATTAACATTAAAAATGTAATTGTATCTGTAGAGACTCTTATCCCTCGTCACCTTACAAATGAAATTGATATGGTATATATTGGTCAATTTAAAGATTTCGAAGACAGAGACATCAATTCCATGTTTAAAGATGCATCGATTTTTGTTACAAACGAACAAGACGATGATGACGACATGATTGATGACATTGTACATGAAGTAGCACATTCAATTGAAGATTCAGAATTTGGATCTTTGATATATGGTGACGATGATATTGAACTTGAATTTTTAGGAAAGAGAAAACGACTATACTTTATTATGAAAAATCAAGGAATAGATGTTAATTCAGAAAGGTTTATGACCATTACTCATACTCAAAAATTTGATGACTATTTATATAAACAAATCGGGTATGATCATCTAACCAATTTAGCAATGGGCCTTTTTATAAGTCCATACTCAATAACAGATATAAGAGAATACTTTGCAACTGGATTTGTTGAGTACTTAATGGGCGATCGTGAATATTTGAGAACTGTAAGTCCATTTTTATATAAAAAAATAGAGGAATTAGTAAATTATGAAAGTGAATATTAAAGAAGATAAAGAAACGTGTCAAATTCATGTGCACATCGAGGTCGACCCAGTAGTCCACGATGGTACCGAACTTGGCTTACAAGAGGCTGTGTACATTGGTGTGCCCGAAGTACGAGCAATTCTTGCTGATAAGGGAGTAAAAGTTGGTCGCCTACTTAAACGATCAACAATTAATAGTAGTTATGAAAACGCATGTAGTGGATTATGGCGCTTTGAGATGCCCGAGGCGCCTAAAAAGACCCCTCGCGCACCAAAAAAGGCTACAACGCCCCGACGACCCAGAAAAACAACTACATCAGCAAAAAAATCTGACGAAAAAACCGAATCTGAGGTGTAATTTGGCTCATATTTCATTTTCTGAGCTTAAAAATTGGGTTTTTTGCCCGTTTTATCACAAATTAGTAAACATTGATAAGCTAAAAGGCTTCCAAGGCAATGAATATACTGCTTTTGGTACTGCTATGCACGAAGTTTGTGAAAAAACTGCCTTAAAACAGCTTAATGAAGAGGATCAGGCGGGTTTTTTCATGAAAAAGTTCCTTGAAGAGCTAATTTCACTGCCAGATGACCTTCAATTGAACGATAATCTTGTAAAAGCCATGCGCGAGCAAGGAAAATCGATAATACCAGAGGTATTTCCGGCCTTAGAGGACTATTTTGAGGACTATGAGGTGGTATCAACAGAAGAAAGACTGTATGAGCCGATGGATAATGCAATTGCCAAGGAATACAATTTTAAAGGGTATATTGACCTAGTTGTGCGCACAAATGACGGAAAATACCATATTATTGACTGGAAAACGTGTTCTTGGGGCTGGGATGCTCGAAAAAGATCCGAAAAGATGGTCACATATCAATTAACGCTATATAAGTACTATTTTGCCAAAAAACATGATATTGACCCCTCGATGATCGAGACACACTTTGCTCTTTTGAAACGAACAGCTAAAAATAACCGTGTGGAGATTTTTCGAGTTACTAGCGGTCCAAAAAAAACCGAAAATGCCCTTAAATTACTTGCAAAAGCGGTTTATAATATCACAAGCAAGAGGCACATAAAGAACAAGACATCGTGCAGCAAATGTGAGTTTTGCAAAACAGAACACTGTCCATGAGGAACAAATGACGGAAAAAAAGAAGATTTTGGTCTTATCAGACCACCCACTATCTCCATCTGGAGTGGGGACACAAACAAAGTATGTAATTGAAGCTCTGCTAAAGACTGGAAGATATCAGTTTTATTGCCTCGGTGGTGCAATCAAACATGAAAATTATGAACCAATTACAGTTCAACCATATGGGCAAGATTGGATTATTCAACCGATTGATGGCTATGGAAACCATGAAGTCATACGTTCTATTATGCATACGAACAAACCAGACATGGTTTGGTTCATGACTGATCCAAGATTTTGGTCTTGGCTTTGGGAAATTGAAGGCGAGATTAGAGCTTTGTGTCCGATGGTGTATTATCATGTTTGGGATAACTATCCCCCACCGAAATTTAATCGAAAGTATTATATGTCTAACGATGTAATTGCATGTATCTCTAAAGTTACACACAATATCGTAAAATCTGTGGCTCCCGATGTTGAATCATATTATATGCCACATAGCGTCGATACAGAGGTATTTAAGAAACTTCCAGACAAGAAGGTTAAAGATTTTGCAACTGATGGTTTTGGCATGCCGATTAGTTCTGATGTAACAACGTTTTTTTGGAACAATAGAAACGCACGCAGAAAACAGTCGGGAACTTTGATGTTTTGGTTTAAAGAGTTTTTAGATATTGTTGGTAAAGATAAAGCAAGGCTGGTAATGCACACTGATCCAAAAGATCCTAATGGACAAGACTTGTATGCAATTATCGAAGAGCTAGAATTGATTAATGGTGAAATACTTATATCGCACAATAAGGTGGATCCAAAAGTTTTGGCAAAAATGTATAATATGGCCGATTGCACGCTCAATATTTCAGATGCAGAGGGCTTTGGTTTAGCTACGCTTGAATCTCTTGCTTGCGAAACTCCAATTATCGTTAATATGACTGGCGGCTTGCAAGAACAGGTTACCGATGGAACCCAGTGGTTTGGAGTTGGCATTGAACCATCATCTAAGGCAATAATTGGCTCTCAAGTTGTACCATATATTTATGAAGATAGAATCTCTAAGCAAGATTTTATCGATGCACTTTTAAAGATGCACAACATGACCAAAAAAGAAAGAAAAGAGTTAGGCAAGAAATGCCGGCAACACGTCTTGAATAACTACAATTTTGAACAATTTGAAAGCCGATGGGTTGAATTGATCGATAATACAATTGAAAAACACGGATCCTGGGAAAACAGAGAGGGATTCGTTAGCTGGCGCTTTGAAGAAGTTACATTACCAGAGGGGTTTGAAAAAGTAGCATGAAAAAAATTATTGTTAAGGGTCCAGTGCTAACTCGATCCGGATATGGCGAGCAAGCAAGGTTTGCACTCAGAGCACTTCGATCTAGTAATATGTTCGATATATATGTTACTACAATCAATTGGGGTCAGACCTCTTGGATTCCAGACGATACGGAAGAGAGGCAGTGGATTGATGAGATGATCATGAAAACATCGGAACATGTTCAGTCTGGCGGTCGATTTGATATGTCGTTACAGGTCACTATTCCAAATGAATTTCAAAATATGGCGCCTATAAACATTGGCTATACCGCCGGTATAGAAACCACCATGGTCGCACCAGAGTGGATTGAGGCCGGCAATGCGATGGATAAGCTTATTGTGGTTTCAAATCACTCAAAGAACGTTTATGAAGATACAAAGTATTTCACGCAAGAAGAGGGCTCTAATGAGCCTGTGCCGTTTTTCCTAACAACGCCAATCGATGTTGTTAACTACCCTGTACGCAATTATGAAAAGAAAGATTTAGATCTAGATTTAGAATATGATTTCAATTTTCTTTGCGTAGCACAATGGGGCCCGAGAAAAAATCTTAAAAACACCATTAGATGGTTTATTGAAGAATTTAAAGACCAGGAAGTCGGTCTTGTAGTTAAGGCTAACATTGCAAAAAATTGTTACATGGATTATGATCTTTGTTATAGAAAAATACAAGAATTGTTATCTAGAACCGCAACACAAAGAAAATGCAAAGTTTACTTGTTGCATGGAGATATGACAGATGAAGAAATGACTGGTCTTTATAATCATCCAAAAATCAAGGCTTTTACAATTTTGACTCACGGGGAAGGATATGGCTTACCTATCTTTGAAGCTGCGTATTATGGATTGCCAATTATTGCACCAGCCTGGAGCGGCCAGTGCGATTATCTATTCGCGCCAATTACTAATAAAAAAACTAAAAAGACTCGCGTAAGAGCGTGCTTTAGTAAAGTGGAGTATGCACTTGATAAAATTCCTAAAGATATTGTTTGGAAAGGTGTATTGCCCGCAGAGTCAATGTGGTGTTATCCAAAGGAAAAAAGTTATAAATCATGTTTAAGAAATATGTACAAAAACTATAGCTTTCACTTAGGGGAGGCAAAAAAACTAAAGAAGTATATTACGGAAAATTTTACAGCTGAAAAAATGTATGACGAGTTTGTCAATGCATGTATAGACTTAGGATCAGATAGTAGCGTTATGGACGATGATCAAGTAGTTATGGTAGTTTGATGAATGTTGTTTATGCTGCTCAATTAAGAGATTCAACTGGATATGCTGTGGCTGCGAGAGGCTATCTCAAGGCTCTAGATACATACCTGCAGAAGCATCCTGGTGCTTTTAATCTCAAAGTCTATACACCTGTTATTGCCGAATCAAACAGGCTTTCTGAAGATGAATTACAATTGTTGTCTAAATATGAATTTCACAATGATGACGACATTTCTGATATGTTAATGAAGGATTATTTGTTTTTATGGCACATGCCTCCTCCGCTAACAACATTTACGGATGAAAGATTTAGACCCTCTCCCGGTTGTAGCGCATCTTTGATGAAGTTGCATAAAAATTCAACACAAAATGTTAATTTGACTGTTTGGGAAACCGATGCTGTTCCACAAGAGTGGCAAAGAGACTATGAGTACCTTAAGCCTGATCGAATTATTGTTCCGTGTCAATGGAATAAGTCTGTGTTTGAAAATAGTGTTCCTAACATTCCATGCGATGTTGTACAGCATGTAATAGAACCAGTAATAATTCCCACAGATAGTAAAGGAATACCAATTAATTCTGGTATTAAACCAATCAACTTACCAGTTAATCTAGCTGATAAGTTTGTTGTGCTTACTATTTCACAATGGACCAAAAGAAAAGGTTTTGATAACTTGATCAAATCATTTACTGCTGAATTTGGAAACAATGAAGATGCAGTTTTAATAATCAAAACTTATGGAGGGCCCGAGGGAGATAAAGAAAGCATTGCAAGAGATGTAAAGATGCTTCGTCACTCTTTGTTGATGGATGGGCCGCTTAATTCTCCACCTTCTGTAAACAATATATTGTTAATTCCTGGATTTATTGCAATTGAAAAAATTCGATGGTTATATCAACAAGCCAGCATCTTTGCCCTCTTCTCCCGCGGCGAAGGATTTGGCCTCCCGATTGCAGAAGCGATAATGTCGAAAAAGCCTGTGATGGTATCCGCTGAAGGCGGCCATGTTGATTATATAAACCCAGAAAATGCATTTTTTGTTAACGGTCATTGGGATACGTGCACATATTCTATGACACCTTATGGTTGTGATGGGCAATGGTTTGAGTGCCACATTAACAGTGGTCGTGAACAATTACGAAAAGCTTACAATCTTTGGAAAAATAATACAAACAGCTTGACAACTCACGGTGTGTCGTCGTATAATTATATTTTAAATGGTAAATATTCAAGCTATGATGTGGGAGAGCTATTGTTTGAAAAGTTGAAAAAAACAATTGATGAAAAACCTGCTGCTTCTTTATCACCTATTAAAGACAAAACCAGGCATTTAAAAAAGAAGCTTAATTGTGTCAACTCTTTACAGAAAAAAGTAGACTTACTAAAAGATGCTTACAAAGGAGAAACTTGTTATATTTTAAATTGCGGACCGTCACTTAAAGATTATGATCCAGAAGTTATTAAAGAAAAGCTAGGAGACAAATTGGTTTTTGCAGTTAAGCAGGCTCAGAGAGTAGCTCCAGAAATTGTTGATTTTCATTTTTGGAATTGTGCAAACATTCCTGCTCCAACCGGCTTTCCCTTGCTTGAACACTATACATATCCAGATCATGAGCCGATCGTTGTTGCTAGCAGTAACTATGGCTTGGGTGAACGCTGGAACAAATATCAAAAACATGATATCTTTTTTAAAATACCCATTCGCACTAAAATTAATGATGAGTTTGTTTGTAAAACAAATAAATTTGAGGAATTTGCACTAAGCAACAATGTTAATAGGCCGTGTGGACCTGGAATTATGTATGAGACGGTTATTTTTATGGCAGAACATTTAGGCGTTGATAAAATAGTGGCAATTGGCTGGGATCTTAGTCAGACAAATCCCAAGAATCCAGATGAATACGATCACTTTTATAAAAACGAAGATGTCTTTATTAAAGGAGATATCTTGTCTTGGGAAGTAGCATTGACTTGCGAAGCCTCAAAGCCTCTTTATGAATGGTTGCAACAAAAGGATATTGAACTAGAACTGGCATCAGATAAAAGTTCGTTATATGAAAAAATTCCAAGGGTAAAATTATAAAATGAGTAAAACTTATATTATTGCTGAAATTGGCATTAACCACAACGGCGATTTAGACATTGCCAAGAGGCTTATTGATGTCGCAACGTTATCCGGATGCGATGCAGTCAAATTCCAGAAAAGAAATCCAGATGTATGCGTTCCGGAACATCAAAAGAACGTAATGCGAGAAACACCATGGGGCACTATGACCTATTTGGATTATAAATACCGCATGGAGTTTGGAAAGAGAGAATATGATCAAATTGATTTATATTGCAGAGAGAAAGGAATTGAATGGTCTGCCTCTCCGTGGGATATGGATAGCCTAGAATTCTTATTGCAGTATGATATTCCATTTATCAAAATTCCGTCTGCTATGATTACAAACGAGAAGTTGATGCGAGAGTCTGCCCAAACTGGAAAGAAGGTTATTTTTTCCGCCGGCATGAGTACTTTATCAGAAACAGACAAGGCTGTTAGGTGGATGTCTGAAGAGGGTGGCGATTTTGCTCTTCTGCATTGCAATTCGTCTTATCCGGCACCTCTCGAAGATTTAAACTTGAGATGCATTCAGACACTAAGACAAAGATATAAGTGTCAAGTTGGCTATAGTGGCCATGAATTTAGGCTGGGTACTAGCGTTGCAGCGGTATATCTGGGAGCAACAATTATTGAAAGACACATCACGCTTGACAGGACGATGTGGGGATCGGACCACTTGGCATCAGTAGAGCCACAAGGGCTCATCAAACTTGTTAAGGGAATTAGAGAATTAGAAATCGCTTATGGCGACGGTGTTAAGAAAGTTACAGATGAAGAAAGAAAAGTTCGTAAAAAACTGAGGGGATATTAAATGTCTAAGAATTGGAACAATTGTATAGAGATTTATAAAGATGGCGATTTTATCGACGATGTTGATATAGATCGATCAATGTTCATGTCATGGCAGAGGTATGTTAATATTATTCGCCAAGAGCCGACACTAAATGTTTGGTATGACACTAAGACAGGATCTTGTTTTGGCCCAGAGCAAGATTTTTATAAAAATCCAGAAGACTTTTCCTTTTTTTCTCAAAAGGAGGACTTCAAAGACAATCCGTTTTGGGGGCTTAAACATGTCTCTGAAAAGTTCGGCGATTTCTTAGGGAACAATACAATTGTAAAAGACGAGTACATATTGCAAGACTTGAATTCGTTAAAAAAATATAAAGATAGTACAATTTTAGTTGTAGCTGCTGGTCCCTCAACCATGGATGTTGATTGGGAAAAAACAGAATATGACTATATTTGGTCTTGCACTAAATTTTTTATGAACGATAAATTGAAAAACTTAAATGTTGATTTAGTCACTATTGGTGGAAATGTTGATTTAGATAATGACGAGTTCAATGAATATCTCAGTAGTCATGACACTTTATGTGGTTTTGAGTGTGGAGTATCTCCATTTAAAAAACCTGAAGACATGGTTGAATTTAAATATCGATATCCTAATAGAGTTTTTTATTATCATCCTCGTTACTTTTCAAAACTTGGCGCCGGCGCTCGACTACTTTGTTTAGGCTCTTTTTTAGGTGCAAAAGAAGTAAAGTTTGTAGGATTTGATGGCAATCCAGTTGACAAAGGCCACTCTTTTGAAGGTGCTAATAAAGCTCATAATGAATCTTGGAGAAACTCATCTACAAACGATTTATATAGAAGACAAACAGTCTTGCTCTGGGATTACTTGTTGCAATTTGATACCAAGTTTCAAAACTTGGGTGAAGGTCACCCAGCTAACCAAAATACTGATATTTCAAGACAAGAATTTCCTCTTTTGGGAGAATAATGAAATCGATCAATGATATATGCGTTATTGTACAGGCGCGCCTGTCCTCACAGCGCTGCCCAAACAAAATGATAAGACCGTTTGCGGATACAACGTTAACTGATTTATGTATAGAGAAACTTTTGAATTCAAAAGTTATTCCTAAAGAAAACATTGTGCTTTCTGTTTATGAACCTGAGTTAGTTGCAATTGGAGAGCGCCATGGCGTTAAGGTTTTTAAACGTAGTAAAAAATCCGCTTTTTGGGATGGCGGCGAAGGCTCGCATATTAAAGATATGTACGAATGGTGGGATAAGATACCATTCAAGTATACTGTCTTCGTTAATGCTTGTGCGCCAATGTTGAGAACTCAAACAATTGATAATTTTTTTGTATCGTACATGAATTCTGAATCTGATGGGATGTTTGCAGTGTTGCCAAAGAAGAATTACTTTTGGAACTCTACTGGCGAGATGATTAATGAGTGGCCCGAAGGTGAACCTTGCATGAACACCAAGGCTGTAGAGGAGACGCTTGAAGCGGCTCACTGTCTTTACGCTAGTCGATTAGATACAATTGGCCACGGTATCTGGATGGGAGATTTCAATGTTCCAGGTGATATCGAACTAGTTGAGATGCCAGAAGCTGATGCTTTCGATGTTGATTATGAATGGGAATTTCAAGCATATGAAGCAATGTATATACAACTCAAAGCGCAGGAATTAATATGACTACTGTTTTTATAACCGGTGGCACCGGCTCGTTGGGTCGTGCACTAATCAACCACATCAAACAAATGGGTTGGCGAATTATTGTTTACAGTCGCGATGAAGGAAAACAGGCCCTTTATTTTGGCAATGATCCAGAGATTACAAGAATTATAGGTGATATTAGAGATATAGAAAAGCTTAAGACTTCGATGTTGCTTCACAAACCAGATTATGTTATTCATACCGCAGCGCTCAAAAGAGTTGACGACATGGAATTTCATCCAGACGAGTGTGTTAAGACAAACATCAAGGGATCAGAAAATGTTGCAATTGCTGCACTTTGCTCAAATGTTAAAAAGTGTATTTTAATATCAACAGATAAAGCATGCCAACCTGTAAATGTATACGGTTCCTCTAAATTTATTGCAGAGCGAATTTTTACAAATTTCGATTACAACTCTGATAGTACAATTTTTGCTTCCGTTAGGTATGGTAACGTCATTGCCAGCAGAGGATCTTTTATACCAGCCTGGAAAGGGCTTATCGAAAACCAAGAACCAATTAAGGTTACCTCTATGGAGTGTAGTAGATTTTTATTTACCCTAAAAGACGCCGTATATACCGTTCTAGGCGCTTTATCAAGCGCCCAAGGGGGAGAAGTCTTTATACCCAAGATAAGCGCTTACAGCATGAATACGGTCATTGCAGCGATGAAACTGGTGTGTGACGTAGATCATGTTGACCATGAGTTGATTGGTATGCGCCCGGGCGAAAAGATACACGAAGACATGTTGGCGCAAACTGAATTGCCGTTTACTTATGAAGTTAACAATACACTACTGGTAGTTAAGCCACAATATACTAAGAAAACCCACACATACGATGTAAAATATCATGGCGATCATTTTAATTCTTCGTTGCACTTAGAGGAGGACGCCGGTAAACTATCTCAGCTTATAATCGTAGGACTGAACCAATGAATCTTCTTTTGGTGGGCCCATCGAAAAAGATCGAAGATTATGATATTGACTACTATAATCAGAAAAAGAAAGAGAATTATAAGATAGTATCTTATTCTGGTTCATTACCGTATTTGCATGAAATTGGTTTTGCTCCTGATTACTATTGTTTTTTTGATCCGTTCACTTTGGGATTACAATACTACTTGTACAAAAATGATCCGGAGTACTTTAAAAATATAAATTTGTTGATCCACAATTTATACGCTAGCGATTTTAAAATATATCACAGAATGGGATTCACCAGTAGAAAGCTGACTAACAAAGTAGCTCTTTGTAAGAAAGTGTTTGATCTAATTGATAACTTTGACAAATACTATAATAGAGTTTATAAACATCCGTCAACCAAAATCGATATACACTTGTATCGATCAAATGAGCACGATGGAAGATACAAAATAGAAGAGCAATGCTATTTATTTACGGGCATTGTCAAAACAGGCCGAGGAAGCTCTGGAAAGACTGTTAATCCTGATAAATTTACTCATGTACTGCTTCCTTTGGTTTTGAATCATTTTCAAGCTCCTGGTTCACCGGGCATAGACAAGATTCACTGTGTTGGTTTCGGCGATTTTGATATAGGTCGATTTGGAAAAGCGTATCCTATGAACAATACAGAGGGTTATGAAGAATACAAGACTACTTTTAAATCAATGGTAGGTTTTTATAGAAATTATTTCCGATCTAGAAATATCAAAATAAGTTTCGAAAATCCTAATTTTTACAGCTTCCACCTTCATCAATTATAGACAAATGAGCGTATTAATAACAGGCGCCTCTGGCATGCTTGGAAAATCTTTGAACAAATTGTACGATGATGCTGACGTTATTTCCGGCCGTTCACAGCTTGATCTTTCTGATATTGATAAAACTCAAAATTGGTTAAAGGGTAGATATTACTCTACAATTATACATTCTGCGGCCTTTACTGATTTAAATTATTGCAAAAATAATATTGATAAGGCTATAATACTACATGCATCAATTGTTGATGTTTTGTCTAAGCACTGTGATCGACTGGCTTATATATCTACGGTACCAATTTGGGAAAAAAATGAATATTTTCCGAATGAATATTTTGAGACAAAAAAATTAGGAGAACACGTTGCACTCAAAAAGGCAAACAACATTGTTATAAGAACAAATATTTATGGTCCGTCAAATTTAGTTGATTGGGCTTATCAGAACTTAAAACAGGGGCAACAAATTAATGGATACGAAAATGTTTTTTTTAATCCTATACATGTTGATCAATTGTCTTCTTGGATTTACGAAAATTTGAAACATAAAACGCAAAAACAAACACTTACTGTCTCTGGCGATAGAACATTAAGCAAATATCAATTTTTAAAAGAGGTTGCTGAAGTAACAGATCTCGACTCTTCTTTGATATTTCCAATTACATTGCCATGGGAGCAGGATCTTGTATTAGAAAATCCAGACAAAGTTTTTCCACTTAATAAAGGAATGGAGTTAATTAAAAATGATTATAAAAATTAATGATGACATTATAAGCAAGGATTCTAAAACTTACTTTATAGCTGACATAGCCGCAAATCACGATGGCGATATAGACCGCGCCAAAAAATTGATCGAGCTTGCTCATGATGCTGGCGCAAACGCGGTCAAATTTCAACACCATGATGTAACAAAGTATGTTAGTGATTTTGGTTTTAAAAGTTTAGGAGGCAAGTTCAGTCACCAGTCCTCTTGGGACAAGACAATCTATGAAGTTTATAAAGACGCGGAAGTTCCACTAAGCTGGACCGCTGAATTGAGACAATTTTGCCAAGCGCGTAATATAACTTTTTTTTCTACTCCATATGATTTAGATATTGTAGACCATTTAAATAAGTTTGTGCCGGCATTTAAAATTGGCAGCGGAGATTTAGCCTGGGAGGCCATGTTAGAAAAAGTTGCGAAGACAAACAAACCAACTCTTATAGCCACTGGCGCTGGAACAATTGGCGAAGTCCAAAGAGCGATGGAAGTAGTTAGACCGCATAATGATAAAATTGTTTTGATGCAATGTAACACAAATTACACTGCTGAAAAAGAAAACTTCAAATACATTAATTTAAACGTGTTAAAGACATATGCTGCAATGTTTCCAAATGTTGTCCTTGGTCTTAGCGATCATACTTTGGGCCATGTGACAGTTTTGGGTGCTGTTGCTTTAGGTGCGAGAGTTGTTGAAAAGCACTTTACAGACGATACTTCCCGGCCCGGACCGGACCACCCGTTTTCCATGGACCCGACAACTTGGCGCGCCATGGTGGATGATGTCAGATTGCTTGAGTCGTCTCTTGGTCATGGCACAAAAGAAGTGCAAGAAAATGAAAAAGAAACAGTAGTTCTTCAACGTAGAGCAATTAGAGTGACAGAAGATCTGGAACCTGGAGACTTGATACAAAAGACATCCGTACAATTCCAAAGGCCATGCCCAGAAGATGCCATATCAATTAATGAGGTTGACAAAATTGTGGGACTAGTGGTTAATAAGTCTATCACATCTGGCGATTACTTAAGAAAAGAGCATATTGAGTGGCGATGGTAAAGTATAGAAACATAGCTATTCGAGCAATTGAAAAATCTGATTTGCCAATCTTACAAAAATGGCGAAACAATGAAAAATTACGTTGCTATTTTAGAGAATATAGAGATTTTTCAATGACGCAAAAGGAAGATTGGTACAACAAGATGATTTCAGACAATAGGTTTGAAATGTTTATGATTGTTAATAATGCTGCCCAAGCAGTTGGAGCTGCTGGTTTTACATATATCGATTGGTTAAATCGTCATTGTGATCTACATTTTTATATCGGCCACGAATCCGCCTGGATTGATGATGATTATGCTCCAAACGCTTTGAATCTTATGTTACAACGCGGCTTCAATTTTTTAAATATGAATAAAATTTGGGCAGAAATATATGAAATTGATATAAAAAAGAAACGTTTTTTTGAAAATGCGGGTTTTAAAATTGACGCTTGCCTTAGAAAACACTATTATTACAATGGAAAATATTACAATTCTTATATTTTGTCTTTGTTGAAGGAGGAGTGGTCTTGTGAGAAGAGCACTGATCATTGCAGCACATCCTGACGATGAAACGCTTGGTTGTGGAGGTGTAATAAGTAGGTTTTCAGATTCTACAGAGTTTAAAGTTGTTTTTATATCTGAAGGCACTTCGTGTCGATATGCAAATCCTGCTGCCCATGAGCAGGAAATCGAAAAAAATATGCAAATTCGAAAAAACTCCGCACTAAGAGCACTTGGTACAATTCCAACATCGTTCTATGATTTGCCGTGTGGAAGATTGGATCAAGTTCCACAAATTATGATAAACAAAATTATTGAACAAGAGATTCAAGATTTTCGACCTGATGCGGTGTTTACACATTGGGCCAATGACGCCAATATTGACCACAGAAAAGTTCATGACGCAACAATTATTGCAACCCGACCGTATTCTTCATTTGTTGAAATTGTATTATGCTATGAGGTGTTGAGCAGCACAGAGTGGAATTTTAACAAATCCTTTTGCCCAAATGCTTTTTATGAATTGTCAGAAACAGACGTAAAAAGCAAATGCCAAAATACACAGGAATACTACACAGAGTGTAAAGAGTGGCCCTATCCTAGAAGCGATGAGGGAATTACTACGTTGGCTAAAATGAGAGGCATGCAAGCTGGTTATAAATATGCTGAAGCTTTTCAGATTATGAGGATATGTATATGAAAATTGCATGCGTTGGATATAGAGATTGGGCTTTAAAAATATATCATTTTTTGGAAAAATATACCGATCATGATTTTTTGATAATTTCTTCAAAAGCAGCTTACGATAAACAAAAGATAATAGATTTTAATCCAGAGCTGGTGCTTTTTTATGGATGGAGTTGGAAAATAGAGGAGGATATATATGCAAATTATATGTCTGTTATGTTGCATCCGTCTGACTTGCCAAAATTCAGGGGCGGATCTCCAATTCAAAATCAAATCATCAACGGAGTGCTCGATTCAAAAGTCACATTATTCGTTATAAACGAAGGATATGATGCTGGTCAGATTTTGGCTAAAGGCGATCTGTCACTAAGAGGCCACATACAAGACATTTTTGATAGACTTACGTTTGTTGGCACAAATTTAACAATGAGGTTGATTGATTCACCGCATGCTCCTTTTGCGACCCCATATGAGCAGGATCACGATGCTGCAACATATTATAAAAGAAGGACTCCAAAAGAAAGTGAGATAACTGTTGAAGAAATACTAAATAAATCAGCAGAATTCCTATATAATAAGATTAGAATGTTAGAAGATCCATACCCTAATGCTTATATTCGAACAAGCGATGGAAAAAAATTGCTAATTAAGATGGCTGAAATTGAGGAATAAATATGAATTGGAATAATAGCACCTTGGTGTTTGATCAAGACAGAGAAGATTACACTGAAGATTTCGACCAAAAAATGATGCCGGCTTTTATGAGATATACAAATCACATCCAGAAACATCCGGAAAAAAATGTATGGTACGACAATGAGGATGGGGTATGCTATGGGGTAGAGCAAACGTGGTTCAATTCTTCAAGTCGAAATTCTTACTTTATTTCTGATCGAGACAATTTCATCAATAACAATAGGTGGAACATAGATTATTTGCTACAATACTATGATGGTTTTGTAAAAGACTCTCCTATTATGAACAAGGAGATAATATACTCTAATCACAAAATGGTGGAATCTTTCAAAGATTCAAAAATTTTAATAGTCGGCGGTGGCCCCTCAACTCTGACGGTTAATTGGCGCCCCGAAGATTACGACTTTGTATGGTCTTGTAATCACTTTTACTTAAACGAGAAACTAAAAGACACGAAGGTGTCTTTGGCCACTGTAGTCACAGAGGTGGATTTAAGCGAAGCAAACACCGAATTTTATAAATATATTAAAGACAATAACACATTAATTTGTTTTGAAGACAGGTTCACAGACAACCAAAAAGAAAATTTTGATACCTTTTTTAATACACACGCAGAAAATGCCATGTTTTCTCATACAAGGTATAGAGGAAAAATTGGAAGCGTACCTAGGCTGCTGTGTATGGCAACTTTATTTGGAGCAAAACAAGTTGACGTGGTTGGTATGGACGGTATGTCGCGCCAAGAAAAGGTCGGAGACGAAACTAGCCACTCTTTTGAAACGAATAAAAAACGCAAGGGCACTTGCAATTATAATTTATATTTGAGACACCACAATGTGTTGTGGGATTACCTTTTAAACGACATTGGTAAAAATACAAAGTTTCAAAACTTAGGAGAAGGTCACCCAATTAATATGACGACGGACATATCAAGACAACTATTTCCATTGGAAAATAAATGAATTTTTATAAACCCAACAATTCACAATTTTATCGTGGCGGTGTTACAGCTGTTGATTTTTATAATGATAATTGTTTGCGTCGACGCGGCATGTATGAATATGTTATTAAAGATGAATATAAAAAAATTGCCGATGAAGTTAAAAACAACGGACATAGCAAGATTGAAAATTTCTTTGATTTAAACATGTTAGACAAATTCAAATCAGAGGTAGCTACCTACTTCGATGAAAAGATTAACACTAGACTGGTGCAGAATGACAACCATGTTCAGATTAATGAGCCCTACTTAAACACTAAAATGGCATTTGATATAGCAACTGATGACAGAATTGTCAATATTGCATCTGCATTTTTCAATTGCTTGCCCGGCCTTGGAACATGCAATTTAAGGAAGAGTTTTGTGACGCACAACCCCCCATCGGGAACAAATATGTTTCACAAAGATTTTAACAGTCCGGTTAAAATCTTAAAGTTTTTTGTATATTTGAATGATGTTGGTCTCAAGAATGGGCCTTTTACATATGTTGAAGGCAGTAACAGAGAATTACCAATCAATCCTCATTGGTTTAAATACCATCGATGGCCTGATAGCGAAATTGAAAAAGTATATGGCAAAGATAGAATTAAGCACTTAACTGCTAACTACGGTGACCTACTGATTGCAACAACGAATGGTTTTCACAAAGGATTAAAGATCGAGGAAGGAGAGCGTACAATGTTCACGATCAATTTTCTAATCCACCCAGAGATTGAAGGTGGCGATGTCCGCACAGCAAAAAATCGATTTTATGTTGAACAATCTAGGGTTGACAGCTTACCAGCTTGGAAAAGACCGCTGGCTGATTTTTTAATAAAGGTATAAAAATGATAATCTATGTAGATATTGATGAAACAATTTGCGTTTTGCCAGAGGATAGGAATTATTCTCTAGCTGTGCCAATTGTTGAAAACATTGAAAAAATTAATAAACTGTATGATGAGGGCAACACAATCGTTTATTGGACAGCAAGAGGCTCAGGAACAGGAATTGACTGGTCTGAAACTACAAAAGACCAATTTAAATCTTGGGGCGTCAAACATCACGAATTGAAGTTTGGCAAACCAATTTATGATTTGTTCATTGATGATAAAAACGTTAATGCATTAACGTTTTTTAGGAGCGCATAATATGGTTAAGCGAGGAAGAACTTGGGGCAAGACATTTGAAGGATTAAAGACGTTTTTCGATGATTATACAAATGATGAAGAGTTTCGAGGCAAGCATATTAAAAATGCGATTGCTCACAATTCTAAACTTGCTAATCCATTTAGCGATGCGTCGATTGCCACCGCGATAGAAAAAGGTCTTTTTCCTGGAATCGCATCAGACTCTTCTGGAGTTGCAATAGATAATTGTTTATGTTGGTTCCGTCCACATACACATGATTGTCTTATTGTAGGAGAAATATTTCGAGAAGATCCGTATGGACTAGGTGGTCAAATTTGTGACTATATGTCAGCACTCACTAGATGTAAGTTTGAACATGGCTCCGATTCTTCTGGAAAGTTAACACCGCTAACTATAGTTGATATTGGGGCGCATATTGGATCGTACAGCGTGCTGGCCGCCATTAAATTTCCTGATGCCAAGATATATTCTTTTGAAGCATTTGCGGAAAATTATCAACTGCTGGACATAAACACTAGTCGTTTTGATAACATAACTGCAACAAATGCGATAATCAGAGGAGATCGAATGCCTAGTGATTTTTTATTTTGTCAAAAAAGTCATGGTACAAACACGGGCGGGATACAAGTGAGATGGTCTGATTCTGAAACTACACAGAACAACACCCTACCTTCGTTAACTTTGGGAGAAATTTTTGAGAAAAATGATATATCAACTATTGATATATTAAAAATGGATTGTGAAGGAGCTGAATATGCTATTTTGGAATTAGCTAAAAAAGAAAATTTATTAGAAAGAATCAATTGTATTACAATGGAGTTGCATGTTTCACCGGAAAAAGATAGATATTTTCATGATATATTTAAATATCTTGACTCTTTTCGTAATGTTTGGGTAACAAAAATACAGAAAGATAAAGAATCCCGTATGATTTATGCATATCGCGATGTTGACTAGGAAAGCAATTTTAAATTATAATAACATTTAAATAAAGGAGAAAAAATGAAATTATCAAATCAAGCAATGGGAGCCATCATGATGGCCCTACAAAAATCACTTATGGAGCAATCTGACATTGTTCCAGTGTTGCAAGGGTTCGACTTTGTAAGCACATCTGACGGGCTAACGGTACAAAACCCACCTACCGTCCAGCTAAAAAACACGGATTTCAACCAACAGAAAGAAAAAGGTGAAATCACGCCAGACGTTGAAGTGGTTTAATGCCAAAATATGCATATGAATGCATCGATTGCGGCGATCAGTTCGAAATTTATCATTCAATAAAAGATAAATTGGTTGATTGCGCGCAATGCGATACGAGTGGTTCACTAAATCGAATACCAGCACTGACCATCAGCTTTTCTACAATTAAGAAAAAAGATGATCATAAGGTAGGCGATGTAGTGCGCTCTCATATCGAACAAACAAAGCAAGAAGTTGAAAAAGAGAAACAGAGATTAAAATCTGTTACATATGAATCATGAACACTATTATTATATTATCTGTATTATTAGCATTGTCGGTAGCCATTAATGTGGTATTAGTTTTGTATTTGCGCAGCCTGTTGGCTCAATTGTTTTTCATTTCTGAAAATCTAGGAGATTTAAATGAAATGACTTTAAATTTTATTGACCATTTATCTGGCGTATACGAGCTTGAAACCTATTATGGTGACGATACTTTGCAACACCTGCTGGAACATGCTGTGGATTATTCAGAACAACTAACAATGTTTAGTGATGTTTTTTCTCTAACTGCTGCTGAAGAAGAATTAATAGAGGATGAAATTGATGGAACAGAAGAAGCCAGTGCGTCGACGCCGACGCCGTAAGAGAACGACTAGACATTATTTTACAAAAGAGCACGAAAATGCAATAATACGATATAATCAAATAACTGACAATGTTGAAAGAACGGAATTATATGTAAATTGGATACAACCAGCCTTTGATGAAATGGTTGATAAAATTGTATTCACATATAAGTTTACAAATCTTCCCAATTGCGACGAATTGAGAGATGAATGTAAAATTTGGCTAACAACCGTACTTGAAAAATATGATCCAGCTAAAGGTTCAAAAGCCTTTTCATATTTTTCGGTTATAACAAAGAATTGGTTTATTCATAAAGTTAAAAAAACACAAAAGCAATTAAAACGTGAAATTGATATATCTGATATATCCAAAGAGGCGGAAAATAAATTTCTTGTTGTTTATAACGATTATCATGAAAAAAGAGAAAATATAGAATTTTGGAAACATTTATGGAGTGAAATAGACACATGGTCCACTGACAATATGAAAGAGAACGAGAGAAAAGTTTTAGAAGCGGTAAAGATCCTTCTTTCTGATCCAAATCAAATAGAAATTTTTAATAAAAAAGCTATTTATTTGTACATTAGAGAAATTACTGGCCTGAATACCAAGCAGGTTGTTAATAATCTTAATAAATTAAGACGCAAATATTTTGCTTTTAAGTCGGATTGGAATGAGGGAAATTTATGAAAAAAGATCTTGAGACTTTAATTGAGGAAGCTTTAGAAAATATAAGAGACGATAGAGAGATTGCGAAAGAGTTGCTCAACGATACGGCAAATCTAATTGCCAATAAACCAGATGATAGTAGATATTTGGGTCCCGTAGCAGCAAAACATATTGAAACGTTGCAACGTTCGAACGAGCAGCTTGTTAAGCTGATCAGCATTCGTCAAAAAGAGTCAACAAAATCTGTATCTCTTTCAGAGGACGATAAATCTGAAATATTTGATATTATAAATTCAACATCGACAGGAGACAGCAACTAATGGGCGGCTCGTTACCATCTGCTACCTATTCACATGGAATTGTAAACCCAAGAATTGCAGATATCTTAGAAAGATCCGACAAGCTTGATCCGGATCAATTTTTTTCTGCATATTCTGAAGTTTTAAGCGAAGTACTGAATGCTAAGCTAGGCAGAACACCAACAAATCTTAGAAAAGCTGTGGTTTTGTCACCTTGTGAAGAGGCTACTGGTCAACAGTGCTGGTGGCGCGCTGACTTTTCTGGTTACACCAGCACGGTAGAGCCAACATATACTCATTTTAGAGTGCGGCTTTTAGAGGAGGGTGCAGGTCCTCCTGAAGATGCCGGCATCGTCAAGCCATTAAAGACAGCAACAATCGATGATCCTGTACAAGCTGCATTGTTAAGGTTGCAGCCTAGGGCTACCACTAAAGCTGATGTTATGTCGGCTGGCATACCCTTACCTCAGCCTGAAGTTGGAGATATTGTTATAGTTGATTTAGACAATTTTCCTGACGTTCGCGAGTGTACTTATATGGGGTATGTTGCTGGAGCTGCCTCTCCTGGTATGGGGTTTCCCATGATGGCGGGCTTTGGCATGGCAGCTATGGGCGGCCCAATGTTACAACAGGCTCAGCAACAATTTGTAGCAGGCGATAAAAGTAAGGGCACTTTAGGAAAAACCTACGAAGGCCTACAGGGATTTACTATTATGCATCCATGGGGTTTGCAAGCAGTTCGAACAACTTCGCCTTTTGGAATGCGTTGCCACCCAATTAAGGTGCCCCCTAAAGGTCCCCCGTGTATAAAGCAGACAGGATCAGCCAAGGGCAAGACCCGTGCTAAAGTAATGCACAATGGTGTTGATTATGCCTGGGGAGCGACACCAAATGCAATTATGTATGCAGTCGCCGATGGCAATGTTTTCCTCTCCGAAAACCGCGGCGGCGGCGGGTACACAGTGGGCATTGATCACGGTGAGCAACCAGACCAGTTTGGCAATTTGAGAAAATGGATATCATATTATTGTCACTTACACCCACAATCTGCAGCAATGTCGCCAGTAGGTCGAACGGTTAAAGAAGGAGAGCCTGTAGCGATTGAAAACAATACCGGCGGATCCACCGGTGCGCATTTGCATTTTATGCTCCAGGCAAAGGGACACCCCCAGGCGACCGATTCAAAGGGCAATCTTAATCCGGAGCTGTTTATTGATAGATTACAACCAAAAACTGCCCGACCTGGATTGGCCCACCATCTGAGCCCAATTAGAACCCCACCCGACACTACCGAAGCCAGCGCCCGCGTTCAGGCCGCGGCAGCAGGCGAAAATACAAAACTAGGTCAAGCCGCTGGAAAGGTCAGCGGCTAACAAAGGGATCAACTGAACCAATGAGGTAAAAGGTAATGAGTTTCTGCCCCCCGTCAGAAAAAAAGAAAAAACAAGTAGAGTTAGAAAACCAAGAAAGCACCACGAAAAATGCTAACCAGACTAATAAATATCGACTTCTTAAGCAGCTTGGAAGGGGTGTCGGCCGCAAAAAAATGGCCGAACCAGTACCAAAAAGCGACTTAAAAGACAGCGATATTGTTACAAAGGGCTCTAATAATAATGAAATTGTCCTCACGACTGATTTTGGCCGCGGCGGAATGTTTAGTGGAGCCGGCCGCGGACGCACCGGTGCCGGCGCAATTGATTTGGTTGTCGGCCGAGGCGCTTCTGACAAAGATGGCCCAAAGGCAAACATATGGAAAAGGCCGAACATTGCTTCTGATGCTGCGAGAATTTATATAAGTCAAAAAACTGATATCGATGCGAACTTTGGTCTTGCTCCTGGTGGTATTGGTAGCGCAAAAAACCGATCAGGAATTGGAATAAAGGCTGATCATGTTCGTCTTATTGGTCGTGAAGGAATTAAAATAATAACCGGAAAGATGCAAGGAGTTAAAGGCGTTGGCCCCGGAGGAGAAAAAAGTTCATCTGGTGGCAAAGTAATCCAACCTGCCCCTCCCATTGAGCTTATTGCCGGCAATAACACAGAACCAAGTAATAGGTTAAAAATGATGGTGCCAAATATCATTGCGGAATCTAATCCAGGCAGTGCCTCATCCAATGGAACATCGACTTGGAATTCCGAAACTAAATCTCACTCTATAGACGGACACGAGTCTGGGCCGGGCTCAGCGGGCCCTGATGGTCGACCTTCTACGATGCAGACACTGCAGCCCATTCCTGTTGGGCACAATCTTGCAGATGCCTTAGATGATATTATACAATTAATCAACAATTTACAGTCTGTAATGTTACATTTTGCAAAATGTCAAATTAAAATCAATAGAGCTTTGGCAACACATGTTCATATTTGCCCTCCTTTAATTGGTGGCCCCAGTTCGCCATCACCCGGTCTTGGAGCAGTTACTTTTAAAGAATCGTTAGGACTCCTTGACAAAGTTGTAATTGGCTTGGTTGACGTAAGATATAACTCGATGGCTGTAGAGATGAACTATACTGAACCTTTCGGCGCAAAATGGATTTGCAGCAGAGGCGTAAAAGTTTCAGTTTAAAAGGAATTTAAAATGGCAGACGAAGAGACAACAGAAGAAGACGAATTTAAGTTTATAGACTTTCAAGAAGATCCGGCTCGTCCTGGCCAGCACATAGATTGCGCTGATGAATTGGCGTTTGAAGAATCAACTTTAGAGCCTTGTCCTTCATGCATCCCAAATCCAGATGCGTTGGTACCAGATTGGATTAATGAAAATGAGCCATTTTTAAATCGACGCACGTGCGAGTACCAAGTAATGATGATTACCGAGTATGAAGGCACCGGTGGTGATGATTTGCAAGACAGGATGGATGAATATATCAATCCTGGTATCAGAAGAATGTTGCGTCATTATGGAAAGCTTGAAACTGATGAAATTGTAGAGGCTTTTTCAACTGTTGTAGGCGCTGTTGAGTACCATCTCGGCGGCCCAGATCGAACTTTGCCTCGACCATATATGAAAATGAGGGTGCTAATTGCTGCTCCTGCTGTTAATTTTGACAATTTAGAAGATGCATCCGATGAAGACGAGACTGAAGTAGAACCTTCAACATCTATAACGTTACAATTCAATAAATTAAAAGAGCAAATTAGAAAAACAAAACTTATTTTTAAAAGGTATCATACATTTTCTGCAATTTATTGGCAAACAGAACGTGGAATGGTTGTGCATGAAGACGGCAGTCCGATCAATTATCAACTGGAGTCTAGCAATATTGAGTTGTTTTTGAGCGGCATAAGAAGTTTTATACAAAGAAAACATTATGTTGAATTTGCACCCAGCTGGTCTGGAAAAAAAGTAATTCAAACAATAACAATAAATTTAAACGATGAAATGCAATTGGAGTCTGTAGAATTGTCACAACCCGGTTGTGAGCCGGAAGTTTTTAGTGGCAATTCTTTAGAAACTCTTAAAGAAACGGTGCCGTTTAATAGTCCGACCACTCTTCATTTTGTTGTCAATTTAGATTCCATTATTAATGATATAACCGCAAGAGAGCCGCCTCCATGGCTTGAATTTAGTAAGAAATATTTCTATCCACAAGTGTATGTCAATTATGGGCTCGGTAGTCCCGATCAAGAGGGTTCAGATTCGCAGTCCTTGCTTGGATGTTACGTTGACAATTTACAGTTGGGAAGCTTTGCAACTTCATTTTTAGAGCAAGCATACAGCTTACCAGACGCTATAGCATATAAATTTAATAAAAAACTTTGCTACCCTCAAAAAGAAAGAGATAAAAGAAAGGAAGAAGAGGACGATGATAAGACTTTAGCAGAAATGGCTAAAATTGCAGCTCTTGAAGAATACTGCAAAGGCGACCCCTTGTTTCAAGATTTGCCTGAAAAAATAAAAAATCTAGGAAAAGGGGCTTTTTCTGCTGCAATGTTGGCGGGTTCGGGCGTTAACGCGTCGATGGCCAAAGACAGAATTAAAGAAGCATGGTCAGAAATCTTTGACCGATTGAGAAAATGCGGCCTAACCTCGTTGATGCTAGATGCAATTAAATGTTTGTTAGCTGGTGTTGATCTTACATCTGCTCTCAAGACAATGATTAAATCCGCACTATCTGCAATGACTTCGGACAACCTACAGAATTTATATGTTGGCCTGCCACCGGAAGAGCAAGCTCGCGTTGATAATAAGATGCAAGAGATCTGGGGCAAATCTGAGCACCCATGGCAATTTAATGTTGATGAAATCTCAAACACTACCCAAGAAGTGTCTCAAAGACAGACTGATCAAGTAACAAAATCCACCCTTTCTCCCCCTTCCGCCCGCGATGAGCGCAGAACAGAAACTTATAAAGAATTAAAAGATGCGTACTTTGAAGCAATATTTCGTGCGTATGCTGATGACGTTGATGATTTAATATCTGGTGATGCCGCCGATCGTTTAATGGTTTTGGTGGAACATTTAAACGGTTTTCCCGGCGCAGAAATAATTGCAAGAGTAATTGCTACATTTGATTGTCCTGAACCTCCTGGGGAAAAAGAAGACCGATTTTTAGATTGGTATAAAGATATTGATCTTTCCTTTTGTAACGAAACAGACGGGTTGCATATTCCAAAGTTTCCTAAAAGACAGGGAGTAAATAGAAAGGATGTGATGGCTCTGTTGATGGAGGCGGCAAAAGAGGCAGCCAGAGCCATGGCTCTTAAGATGTTGACAGATCTGTTATTAAAATTGATGCAATCGTGGACCAGCATGCTATGTGACACTCTGGGTGCTATTGGTGAGGCTGCGACTACTGATTTTCCCAATGCAGCGTTTGACAGTCCCTCTGGATTTTTACTTGATGCGGTTAGAGATTCGTTTTGCGGCCCAGACGCGTCTGATGAAGAGGCTTTGAGTACGCTAGAGAAAATGTTTGGAAATATTGGCGCAGTTTCCGCGGAAGATGCGGAAGAAATGTCAGGCACTGATGCAGTTCAATCTTTTATAGGTAATGTTGAATCAATCTTGACCCGAGGAGAGTTGTACGATTTAATGAATGGAGATTGTGCTGACTACGTTTTGTCAATGATCGATGAACTGTTAAACACAGAAAATACTTCTTTCCGTGATGCTTTGCCAAATAAAGATGCAATTTGTCGATTGTTTAGTAATTTTGGAGATTTTTTGCCAAAAGAGGTTTTAGATACCCTTGATTATGAATCAGACAAAGATAGAGAATCTGCAACAAAACCGGCTATGATTTCTTTGTGTGCATGCGAGGAAACTCTACAGACGTTCAAAGACATGAGATGCGCTTTGTTGCAAGGCAAGGGCGATGGAATTACTGAAGAACAATGCGACCAGCAATATGATCAACTGAAAGACAAAGCGCTTGACGATTTAGAACAATTAACAAATATTTTGCAAAATGGCCCAATGGAAGACATGCCAAATTTGGTATCTGAAGGGCCCTGCGATATTAATGCTTTGCTGCCTGCAGATACAGACGAAGCTTTAGAAATGGCTGGCGAAGTCTCTAATATGATGCTTAAGATGCTACAGAATTCAATAACAAACGACTTAATTGGAAGATGGGGTTTATTAAATTTGATTTTGTCCGACACAAACGGTTTAAGTTATACACGACATAACATGAGAGTACGATCAGGTTTATTTTTTCCAAATTATTCTGATTTCGTTGGTCAAAAAGCAGATGGGCTTCTTGAAGAATTGTTTGGTGGTCGAAAGCCTGACACCGGAATGTTGCCGGCCACGGTCGCTCGTTGGCTTAGAGACTATATGAATGGAGAGGTTCCAGATAGATCAGGCCTCAATATGTTTGGCAATGAAGCTAGAATGGATGGAACGGTGGCCTCCGACGCGCCATTTAAAGATACAATTGAAGTTATTGACGCCATGACAATGACTCTTACCAATGTTGATGGTGTGGATTACTCTGAATTTGCCCCTACAGACCCGATCACCAATGAGCCAATTACATCTATAACAATACCAAAAAGAAAAAAACCAGATCTTGTAATGTACTTTAATGACAACAACAGGGGACAAACAAAGTTTTCCGCCGGAGCCATAGATCCGGATGATCCAGACGCCCCGGCCAAAAGTAGTATATTTGGAGACAAAAATGATTCTGAATGGGTTTATGGATTCAGGCTTGAGTATTCAAACTTCACTTTGCAAAGTGGTGAAATACCAACAGACTTCACTGATTATAGATCATATAGAATTAAAATTAATGATTTGAGTCCCGCATATGCTATGGCCCTTGGTTTAGAAAATGAATCAATATACACCCTAGCTCAAAAGTACGCACCCATAGAATATGACGCGATGACCGAATCAAGCATAATGCCCGGCTTGCAACATAACTTTGTCGGATATGCCAATATCGATAGAGATGCGGCCACTTTAGCAGCTGAATACGCGGATGGCATAACCTTTGGCGAATATTCCCCTACGTCATTGATATTCGCGAAGCACTTCGTTAGTGTGTTATCAAATGCAGGCCTTCCTTCAGCTGCCGGCGACCTCTCCATGATAAGTGAGATTATAACCAACACCTATAACAGCATTTATAATAAAATGGTTATTGACTTAAGAAACGTAATTGCCGATCCTGAATCTAATGTGTTTGTATATGGGTACGAGGACGAAGAATTAACATCAGATGACACACAATATTTGGATCCTACATCTGACTCATCAAACCTAGTTCCATACGATTTAGCTGAAGAGTTGGGAATTTTAGGCGTGAGTGCCCACAGCGTAACTGCTGGAACGGGTAATCGGGTACATTTTCTTGATCCAGCTAAATACGGTGGCAGATATTCAAATCCACCACTTTATATTACCCCTCCAAACCGATATGGTTGGCTTGGACTATCAGAGGCCTTAGTGCCTGGATACGATGGGTGCGAACCTCGCCGCGCTGATTTGATTGATTTTGAAAACATAAAAGATAGAATTGATGAATTAACTACAAAGCTAACAGAGGATGAAAGACTTTACTATAATCCAAATTGTGTCAATGAGGTGCCTTATGGTAGGATTTTAGAAAAAGCTCAAGCAGCTAATTTAGAGGGTATCATATTAGCCGCAATAAGAGTTTATGCTGCAGAGCATGTAGTTAAAGCGATGCCTGTATTTTCTAAATACGCAGTTGTTGATGACGCTTTTGTAATGTATATAATTAATGAAATGGAAACAGAGATGTTGTCTGAGGGCTCAATATTTGGCAAATTAAGAAGAACTAGATATTGGTATGCATTTTTAGAACAATGTGTGCAGGTACAAAGCTCTCGATGGAAGCTTGGAGAATATGAACCAAATTCGCAAGAAGCCGATGCGTTTTCGGCTTTAGAGGAAGTACAAGTTGGCTATATATATCCACAAGACACAGATCTCCAACTTGCACGAAGCAATTTAGAGATAGTCGTTGGAGAGCAGATTACAGCAATTACAACATTGAAGAAATACAGGCTATTAAAAAATATAGAGGCCGTCGCAGCAACTGCAGATACCGCCAAAATTTTACTAAAAGGGTTAGTGCTTGAGCAGGTCGAGTATTTAATAGATAAATTACGAGGATCAATGAGGCACCTAGGCTTAGATCCAAAAATTACAAGCATGCAAAAACACTTTATTGGAACCAGTGGAATGTGTATGGGCCCAGAATTCAAAATTGACATTGAAACATACAAAGACACATCTGAAGGTACTAAATATATTGCAGGTGAGTACGATTCTGTTACAGGGCTGCAAGACCTTGGAAACGTTTCAAATGTTGCAAAAACAATAGATGAAAATCCATTAGACAATCATTCAAGTGTAATTACCGGACAAATAAATTCTGGCTTATACGATTTAACTAAAGGTCAATTTATTGTAGAAAAATACATTTACATGGATGGTAATACTGCTACCATCAAAGGCGATCGCTGGCAAGAAGGTGGTCCTAAAATAACAGATGACGATTATGAATTGCGTGGCGTTGTCAATGTCGAAAATTTTGTTGAATGGTTGGGGCGCCTGGATGACGATATGAAAAGCGCAAATCTGGCAGATTATTTTGGAGATTTATCATTCACCTATCCAGAAGGAACGATATATGCTACCGAAGGCGAAACTAGTGAAAATGCAATGCATGTTCATGAATACTTAATTGATGAAAATGGCAATGGCATTGCATATGCCGCATACCCCCCAAACAAGCCATGGCTATCACATGTACATGTTATAGAAGACTATAATGTACAATCTGCTTATTCTCCTGCCGCGAAAGAAAATCATGTTCACAATTTAGACACCATGGTCGTTGAGGGGGATGAAGCTGAACCAATTGGTATTAATGGATCAATTGGAGTAAGATATGGTTTAAGGTTGTCATACATTGCATCGAACGAATTCGCCAGTGCCTTGGAAAGCGCCGCCGGTAGTGAATTAGAAAGTGAAACTTTTATGCAAAATGCTAGAATGCAAAAAGCGTTTAAATTATCAGAAAGCACTACGGTGGCTGCAGCTGCCGTGCTAGATGGAAGCCCGCCACCAGACACGTCAAACACTAAATATATAATTCCTATAGCATCAGTAGAAATTGATTTCTTAGATGAAACTTTTCAAGAGATAATTGATGAATTTGAATCTAACGACAATGATGTAAGTCCGGAGGTACTAGCATGTTTGGGCTCTAAATTGGCCAATAGTCCGGAAGTGCAATTGCTTTTCGATTATTGTATCCCTCTTGATGGTTTAGTCGGTCTATATGGAATCTACACTTCTAGAGCATTTTTACCAGCAATTGGAGAATCAGTAGGAAACATTCGTGAGGATGTTGATAACGAAGAAGAGTACGACCTATCAGAGTTGGATTACGAGTGGCAGCTTTATGGGCACCAACGCATGGGCGGCTCAGAGAACCGCAAGGAGCGTAGAGAAATTTTAGGTTCTCGAATGGGTCCAGCTTGGGACAACACTCCGATAGCTCCCGGATTATTTAGTCCGCAAAAACACCCTCTTGAAAAAACATTCGCCAAAACAAAAAGAAAAATAAGAAATTTGTTTCTTTCGACATACAATCATAGAGACTTTAATTACGATTTGCCCGGTCTTCAATTTCCAAGTTTTGCACAAATGCTTCGTAACCGGTTTTGGCTTGGAAACTTTGATGAGATTCTTACCTGGAGACAAAGACGTTCACTTATTGATAGTCCTTACGACAAAGATGGAAACGAATGTGATTAGCATCTAATTACTAAGGAGGAAATAAAATGGCCACTGGATATTCTGTTGCATTACCGTTGACTATGGACGAAGTAGATGGCTTTAATATGAACAAATCGGCTTTAGCTGCGGCAAAACAAAATTTAAAAATGTTGCTGCTAACCAGTCCTGGTGAAAGGACCATGTTGTCTAATTATGGTGTTGGAATTAAACGTTATTTGTTTCAAAATATGACAAGTAGCACCCTGGTTCAGATCAAGACGAGAATTATACAACAAGTCAGAGACCACTTGCCTTATATAGAAATTAGAAACATACTTTTCTCTTCACCAATTGGTGCAGAAAATAATGTATCCTTCAGTATTGATGAAAATTTCGTTGGCATGAGGATCATTTATAGGATCCCTGGACTTGTTCAAGACGATTTCTTAGATCTAATAGCACCAAAAATATAATATTTTAATAATAATTTCTAATTATTCTAGGAAAACTAATTATGCCTGATTCAGATTACAAAAAAAACATCATACCAATAAAATATACAAGCAGAGAATTTTCTTCAATTAAGAGGGATTTACTGGACCACGCCCAGCGCTATTATTCTAATTCTTACAAAGATTTTAGTGAAAACTCTTTTGGGTCTTTGATGGTGGACACTGTTGCCTATGTTGGCGATATTTTATCCTACTATCTGGATTATAATGTAAACGAGAGCTTTTTAGATTCAGCAACAGAATTTAATAACATTTTACGACATGCCCGTACTTTAGGTTATAAGTTTAAAGGAATTTCAACTTCTTATGGTGTGGCTAGCTTGTATGTTGTCGTCCCGGCAGTATCAACTGGAATGGGCCCTGCAAGAAATTATTTGCCAATTATCCGCCGCGGCTCCCGATTTAAATCTAGTAGTGGCGCGTCTTTCATATTGACGGAAAATGTCGACTTTAATGATAATCGACACCAAGTCGTTGTTGCTGACACTGATCCAAATACTGGCGCGCCAACGTCTTGGGCAATTAAAGCGAATGGAAGGATAATGTCCGGAAGAATGGGCTCAGAGTCAATATCGGTTGGAGGATTCCAAAGATTTAGAAGGGTGGACTTGGCTAGTTCTAAAGTATCAGAAATTATTTCAGTATTTGATTCAGATGGAAATGAATATTATGAAGTTGAGTATCTATCGCAAAATGTTGTTTATAAAGAGGTGGTTAATAAAAATGCACTAGATGATGAAATTCCATCAATACTCAAACCTTTTGCGGTACCAAGAAGATTTGTTGTTGAAAGAACCACTGGTCTAACGTCTTTGGTGTTTGGTTATGCGTCTGAAACCGAATTGTCCTCCCCGTCAATTCCAGAGCCCGAAAACATTGTTTTAGACGTGTATGGAAAAGATTATACAACTGATCTTGCTTTTGATCCATCCAAGATGGTGTCAACCGACAAATTTGGAATTGGCCCCTCAAATACGACATTGACAATTAACTACAGGGCTTCCGAAGCTTTAAACTCAAACGCTGCTGTTGGCTCAGTGAACAAAGTTGCCAACGCGACCATAATTTTTAAAGATCCAGAAACACTTGTGCCCAACACAATGGCAGCTGTTAAGCGTTCTTTAGAAATATATAATGAGGAGCCAATCTCCGGTACGGGCACTCCCGAAACACAAGTAGAGATTAAAAGAAGAGTTATTGATAATTTCGCCACTCAAAACCGCGCGGTGACAAAAGAAGACTATGAGGCTATGACTTATGCAATGCCTAATCGTTTTGGTGTAATAAAGAGGTGTAGCGTTGTAAGGGAGAACGATTCTATAAAAAGAAATTTAAATATGTTCATCATCAGTGAGAACAGCAAACGTAAACTAACAACAGCAAACGCAACATTGAAAAACAACCTGAAAAGATGGATCAATAGAAATAAAATGATCAATGACACAGTTGATATATTAGATGCAAAAATAGTAAATTTACAGATAAAGTATACTGCCTTATCAACTCCAGATGTTGATCGTTTTTCATTGCAGGCGCGCGCCAATCGAATGTTGATTAATTACTTTAATTCATCAAAGATGTATATTGGAGAATCATTCTATCTTTCAAATATATACAATTTGTTAAACAATATGCCCGGAATTATTGATGTTGAAAATGTTGAAATTGTAAACATAACTGATGTGGGATATTCAGACATATCTTTTGATGTTCCTACCAACACATCAGCAAACGGCCGATATGTTATTGCACCTAAAAATGTTATCTTTGAAATTAAGTTTCCAGCACTTGACATCAAGGGGACTATTAAATAATGGCCATTAAAAGATTTACAGCGAGTGTTGACACTACAATTACAAATGCCTTTATGAGAGATCTAAACACTCGCGCCACCGGCGCGAACATGGGAGCCTCTGATATTCTTGAGGTCTTCTCAGTTTACGGACAAGCATCAACCGGATCTGTTGAATTGTCTAGGATTTTAATTAAATTTCCTACTGCTCAGATGTCTGATGATCGAACTGCTGGCGATATTCCTGCTAGCGGTAGCGTAAATTTTTATTTGCGCATGTTTAATGCTCGACATTCTCAAACAACTCCAAGAAACTTTTCTCTTGAAGTCTTGCCAATTTCTAGAGATTGGGAAGAAGGTGTCGGCTTGGATATGGATGAATATTTTGATTTTACTAATGGAAATGCCGGATGCAATTGGATGTCAGCGTCTACTTCTGCAAAATGGACAATTCCTGGTGGCGATTTTTATACCGCATCTTGGGGAAATACGGTCACTTTTACAAAAGGTAATGAAGATATTGATGTTGATGTCACAGAGCTTGTTGAAGAGTGGATGAGCGGTGACGAGCTATCAAATTATGGGGCTTTAATTAAATTAATTGGAACGCAAGAGGGATTTTTCGATGATAGGACTTCAGATGCGTCGATTCCCAATTACAACAATGGTCCAATTTTGCACAACGTGACAGGCGCCACAACCTCGTATTATACTAAAAAGTTTTTTGGTAGAACGTCAGAGTTTTTCTACAAAAGGCCGTATATCGAAGCTCGTTGGAACTCTTCTGTTGCTGATGATCGTGGCCGTTTTTTTTATAGTAGCTCTTTAGCCGAAGAGGACGACAACCCAAATACGGTTTATATGTACAATTATTATCGTGGCCAACTGAGAAATATTCCAGGCGACCCTAGCTCTGTATACGTTGATTTGTATTTGCCAAGATCTGGAAGCAATGTGCCGGCAGACACATCTGGGGACACTAGTACTGCAGGTGGACGCCTAACTATTTCTGTAAGAGATAGTGATATATGTGCCGGCGGATTTCCTGCTACTGGAAGTAAGGTTTCCACTGGAATTTATAAATGCACTCTGAGCGTAACCGCAGGCGCCACTCCTGATAAAAAATTGTTAGATGTTTGGCATGGCGGCGATGGTGGCAAAACATATTTTACAGGAACAATCTTTCCAAAAGTTCACAAGGCTAGCAATTACAAACCAGATAAGCAATATGTCACTACTATTTCGAATTTAAGATCAACTTACAAAGACGATCAGACTGTTCGTTTTAGGCTGTTTGTACGAGAAAAAGATTGGAGCCCAACTATTTATTCTAAAGCAACTGCTGACATAGAAAACTATATAATTGATAGTGCATCTTATCAGATTTATAGAATAGCCGACAATTTAAAGGTGATACCACATAACACAGGAAGCGACTTGGCAACTTTATTATCATATGATGTTTCTGGAAACTATTTTGATCTAGATATGTCAATGTTACAGCCAGATTATGCATATGGAATGTCTTTTGCGTATTACGATCCAACGTTGTCTTCTTGGGTTGAGCAAAAAGAGAGATTTAAGTTTAGGGTAGAATAGAATGAGTATTAAGAAGCTTTTTGATGAAGGAACTTCATTCAAGGTTTTGCCATCAGCAGATTCGCAAACGATTTCTGAGGATGTCGAGTCTGCCGAAGCCATCAGGCAGAAAACTATTGATCGAGATACTTTTGTACCACCTGTTGATTTTTCGTCGGCATCTAATTTTGCACGCTTCGGATCCGCGGAAAAATATTATAAATACGCAATTGAAAGAATTTATAGGCAATATCCATATGATGGATCTGAAGCGGAAGTAACACAATTTAGAAATCAATCAGATTATTATGATAGATTTATTTTTGATTATAAATATCCTAGAACTACCGGCCATGTAATATTTTCCGCAGACGGTTGGGGAACTCAGCAAAACGAAAACAATGGATATGGTCTTTCAGATTCACCACAATACATCTACATTAAGGGTGGCCCGGGCACTGGTTCCACAGAAATTGTAACGGGCTCTCTCCATGCAGCATTTACTGGATCTGCTAATAAATTCAATACTGATATATATGATTTTGGTGGCCAACTCGCTGGTGGTCGAAAAGGCACAAGAACATCAAACCTTAGAACAAATTTAACTGGTGGTGTTACAGTTGAGTTTTGGCTTAAAAAGAGCGAATTTTTAGCAGAATCAGATTCTAATAATACGACCACAAAGGAAGTAATTTTTGATTTGTGGAATTATCAAGGTGACACTTCTGCAGATAGCTATGGAAGGTTTAGAATTGAGCTTAGCGGAAATGTCACGGGATCAACAGAATCTCCATTTTTTGTCTCAATTAGGTCTGGCTCTTCTGGAATAACTACGCCAATTCAAATGGGAAATGGTATTAGCAAGGCGACGGTTGCAACTGGCGAATGGAATCATTACGCTTTTGTACTTTACAACAGCAGCTCTGTTGACAATTCTGGTATTGTTACTGAGTTTTATTTGAATGGAGAGAAGAACCACACTCGCACTATTGGTCTCACCACCATTAATGAGATCACCGGCGCTTTAGTAGCGACGATTGGATCACTGGTTGCGCCACATGAATCATATTCTTCAACCGATAAAGGCTGGGGTCAGCTTTCCGCGTCAATTGACGATTTTAGATTTTGGAAAGTCAGGAGAACGCCTCAAGAAATTAGAAAAAATTGGTGGACAAATGTACGCGGTGGTGCCAACAATGATTTGGCGAACACAACACTTGGCGTGTATTACAAGTTCAATGAAGGAATTACTGGAACTTCAAGCGTTGATTCTAACATATTAGATTACGCCGGCCGTGTAACAAATGGCGATTTTGTTGGATATACGTCAAGCTCCAGGTTGACCTCATCTGCAATAAACGACTATACAGGATCTTCACTTCCAGCAGAGTATAGAGAACCAATCATCTATTCATTCCACTCTGATGTTGATGCTTTAAAGCAGGAATTGATTACTTCTGGGTCTATGTACGACGAGCAAAATTACAATTCATTGATTAATACAATTCCTTCGTGGATTATAGAAGATGATGAGAACCATGGTGATGGGACAATTAAAAACCTTGTTCAAATTATGGCGTCTTACATGGACAAATTGTATCTTCAAATTGAAGCTCTCCCGCGCCTACAAAACGCATCGTATTTGAGCGCTAGTTATAAACCCTACCCATTTGCAAATCATTTGTTAGAATCCCGCGGGTTTGGAGCCCCAGAAATATTTGTTGATGCGGATATAAGAGAGAAGATATTATCTAAATCTGATGATAGTGAGTTTGAAATAGAACTACACGACATTAAGAATCTTATTTATCAAAACATTTATAATAATCTTTTGTATATTTATAAAACCAAAGGCTCCGAAAAATCAATTAGAAACCTGATTCGTTGTTTTGGTATACCAGAAGATTTAATAACTTTGAACTTATATTCTGATGATTATACATACACTTTAGATGACAATTACAAGAGCGGTATAGTTGCAAAAAGTTATGCAAACTTTTGTCAAACAGGTTCTGATGATTTTGATGCTTTTGGTGGGACTGTTTACCAATATCCTGATTCAACTCTTGATGATGCTGAATCTGCTAGTGGATTTTTGTCTGGGTCTAGCCTTACTGGATCATATGAAGACCACGCGGATTTTCTTGGCTTTACTGTTGAGTGCGAGTGCGTTTTTGCAAGAAAACCTTCTAGAAAAGATCCTGGCTTTTTTTACACACCGTTTATAACTGCATCTTTGTTTGGCATGCACACGGCAAATTCCTCAGATGACACCAGTCTGACTTGGGGAGATGCTCAGGGCAACGATTACGCTAATTTTCAAGTGTACGCAGTTAGAGATGAGCAAGAGTCGACAAATGCTCGATTTGTGCTTACTTCATCGAATTGGGATTCGGGAATCACCGAGCCTAGCAACAATAGTCCAGAATCAGGATCATTAGGTCCAATCCCTTTGCTTACATCAAGCACATTTTTTGACGTATATGATGATTCTAAGTGGAACCTTGCGTTTAGGATCACCCCAACGTCTTCATTGACCGGCCATGCTGATGAAGATTTTGGCACATCTCCCGGTGCAAATGTCTATGGTGTTGTCTCTGGTGGTATTGGAGGCGCCTACTCTGACGGAATTGCAGGCGAGCTTGGTTTTAATTTTGATTATGTTGTTGACTTTTTTGCATTTAATGCGGTTGGCGATGTAATGCAGCATGAATTTAGTGCATCAGTTGTAGTTTCGTCTTCTGTTGCAAAAAACTTTATTCGATCTGCAAAGCGAGCGTATGTCGGAGCCCATAGAACTAATTTCAACGGCGCCGTTAAACAGTATTCAGATGCAAAAGTATCATCCTTGCGAGTTTGGCAAACTGGCTTAACAAAAGCAGAAATGAAAGCTCACGCAATGGACCCAATGAATGTGGGTGTTCGTAGCCCTTATGAAAACGCTTACGGGTTGCAGCAGGCAATTACCGGGACTTTTATTCCGAGAGTTGATACGTTGGCCCTACATTGGAGCTTTAACAAAGTCACAGGGTCAGATGACAGCGGCCAATTCACTGTTCTTGATGTATCTTCTGGATCGGTATCTAGAAAAGATAGATATCGTAAAGAGTGGCTTGGCAAAATGATTCATAATAAACACCCAGGCCTTGGTGACAAATTTCCAACAGGCAATTCAAAAGTTGTAGAAAAAAGATATGTTCAACAAAGCCAACTTCGCATTCCAGAAGTTATGCAAAGTGCGGATATGGTTCAAATTGTTGATGTAAATAAAGAGATATATGCTAGGGATCATAAGCCAGTTAGGTTTTATTTTGCAGCAGAGAAAAGCATGTATCAAACAATTTCAAAAGAAATGATGACTATGTTTGCCTCAATTAAAGATTTTAGCAATCTTTTCTGCGAACCGGTTGAAAAGTATCGCGACAGGTACAAGAAGCTTGAAAAGCTAAGGCAATTGTTTTTTGAAAAAGTTGACAACGAGCCCGATTTAGATCGTTTTATCGAATTTTATAAATGGATAGACACATCGTTGTCTGCTATGATTTTGCAATTGGTGCCAGCTTCGACAGAGTATTCTAAAAATATTAGAAATCTTGTTGAAAGTCATGTCTTAGAGAGAAGCAAATACAAGCACAAGTTTCCGTATCTTAACACAGCAAAGTCGACAGAGGCCTCGATTAGAGGCGTGGAGGAGATGACTTACAATTGGAGATATGGTCATCACCCATTGTCTAACGAGGAGGCTGACCATGCTCGTTGGTGGCGAGAAAGAGCTGAACGCACCGGCGACAAACCTTCGTCCGATGTTACAGCTGTTGACGAAGCGAGAGACACAATCAGAGAGCGGATGCATGAATCAAATCGCCCGAAACCTTTGGCTCGCGACACTTCGGGTCCATACGATCATAGAGATTCTGACACTGGAATTACTCTAAGAAAATCAGATGGCACAAAATACGAACAATCTAAATATGCGACTCGAAGATTAAACAGGCCGTACAAATTTAAAGCACAACACGACCCAGGCATGGGATCAATTTACCAGGGGTGCACTGATCATTTGAATAAAAGACGATCTTATGTGTTTAGTCAAGTTTATCCTCACGGCCCAGTAACAAGTCTTGGAATTCCAGTTAATGTTTTATTAGCATTCACTGAAAAATTGAAAAATTTCCAAGACATCAACGATGAGCAAACACCAAAAGAACTTCTTAAGAGAAAATACAGCTTTCAAGTCAGGTCCGGACGCCACTGGGAATCAACAAAAGATCCATACTTAGACAACGTTAAAGGTCATCTTATTATGCCCCTTACTGTTGTCAGTGCTAGTTCGAACGTAACAACGGGATATCAAAAGAATGTTGTTAGAGGCTTCATGTCTGGAGCAATTATAACAAACATTCACCACGATGTTTATGGAGACATACACCCGGGTGAGTCGTCGTTGCAGGGACCTTTCACTGAAAAATATGTTGGCGGCCACCAATCTAGACATGTTGATATTAATAAATATGATACAACATTGGTTACGTCTGGTGGTGCCGGCACATTAAATAATTTGGATGATCCGTACACTAGACCTGAAGCTTGGAGATTGCTTCTCTATAAGCTGTCATCCTCAATAGCATCTGGAGTTACAACAACCGATTGTTATGATGATCAGGGTGCTCTAGGTTTCGTTGGACCTGATTATCCATGGGCCAACGAACATAAATATCCATTAATTGAGACTAAGCGCGCTGTTTATTTTAGAGAACCGTTGGCAAAAAGACCAGTAAATATTAGAAATATACAACAAAAAACTGGTTCAACAATTATTGGAAACTACACTGAAAACCATGAAGTTGTACAAGCTGCAGGTAGATTAGAAAACAACTTATATTTTAAAGAGAATAGCGGAATACGTCTTCCCGACCTTCTACACAGCAACAGCTTAGGCAAGACAACTAATGTACACACTCTTGTCGCAGTTGGTATTGATGATAACCCCGACAACAAGCTTGGAAACTCTTTCGGAGGTCCCCCCGGGTCAAACGTTAGCCTTCGAGTCAATGCCCAAGGAAACTCAATAGCGACGATGTATACGCTATCTGAAAGAGGTGTATTAGGTCCAGATGCAAATGCGCGCAATAGAACAGTAATTGCATCTAGGTTCTCTGCACCCGGCGGTCCAGAAGTTTCGACAAGAGGTTATTTGGATATCGCCTCAGAAGAATATTCAGTTTATAATTCGATTAATTTTAGAAACTTATCTGTCCGCGCTAGTGCAAGTGGCGAAAACACAACGATTAAAATGTCGAATCACTTAAGTGGAACTGCGGCTTCTTCCCGGGCACAACGCGATGGATTGAGATCATTATTGTCAAGGCATTGTGGAAAGTTTGGTCGCGACTCTGAATACGGATCAGTCACCGCTGGTGATTATGTTCAGATACCAGCGTTTCACAAAATTCAACGAAACACACTTAAAAGAATTGAATTATCTGGTCAGGGAACAACTATAAAAGGCGCCTCTGGCGACGACAATGATCCGCAACAAACCTATGTTACTGCCTCTGTTTATGACAATTGGTGGATCCAACACCCAATTCCACAATCTGATTTGGGATACGCTTGGATTACAGCGTCAATTGCGGATAACCCATCGTTCTTTGGCCATGCACCCGCAGATGGAATGATATCAAGCTCTGCCGAAGGTCGCGTAACTGCTATTAATTTTGTTAGTGCAAGTGATTTTGGTTCGTTTTATGTGTCGAATGGTTTAAGGTTCGTGAGCGATTTTGGTGAAACTCATGCTGATGGGGATTTAAGAACTGCTTTCGCACAATTGAATACAAATGTCAGAGAACCAATTACAGCATCCAGTAACACATTGGGATACCCATTGGCCAAAGATGTAAGCAGGTATATTAATATTGGAAACGAAGCCGGCCCGCTAGTTCCAGCTGGAACACTTAAGCCAAGTGGAGGCTTGGTCAAAAGATATTCTGCTACTGGCCAAGCTTCAACATTAAATGCTTTACTATTGCAGCGTAATGGACCTTATGGATATCCAACTTTTAAACAAATTAGAACTGGCGAACATCCAATTGCTTTACACCATAGGCACAATAATAATATTTCTGTCCTTAAGCCAGGAAAGATAATTCATATTACAGATGTGGATGGCCACGAAGTTAAAACGTCTAGAAACGATGGCATCAAAAACTTTGTATCAGGAACACAAGCTGTTTCAATGAAGTATCATCCATTTATAATTGGCTTAAATGCTGCCACTCCAAAAATTGGAACAAAAAATATAACTAATGCCGAATATACTAATGAATATTTTACACTTAAAACAGCACATGGAAACAATTTAGCCGGGTTTGATGATCTAGAATTAGCTGAAAAATATGCCGCACTTACGCCTACTAGACAAGCATATGATGAAATTAAAGAGCTATATTTGAATCGCGACCCGTCCATGTTAAACAATTCAATTACTTCTTTTTCGCTGTTTAGATATAAAGAAACGGTATGGCCGTCTGGGTTGAACATGTTTATGGCTCGAAATCGTGGCCGAACTGATTATCAAAACAATTTTTGGCGCCACACCAAAAATGATCGAGAGTCTTTAGGAGGTTCAACTCCAATTGTTATGGGCCCAATTGTATCAGCTAGCTGTTGGCCTTTGGAAGAAGCGCCTAAAATTTTTAGCGCTACCAACACTAATGAGACAGTGTTTATTACAGCCAGTGGAGATGGTAGTAAAACAGTGCGTGATACTGACGTAAAAATTCACCATGAGAATGGTCTCTCAGTGCCAAATTCGTATTATGGCGGTGGAGAGCTTGTTGGCCTATATAGTCAAATTCATGGCGTTGATGATGATTCAGATCCTGATAAATTTATTGTAGCAGGCCCTCAGTATGCAAGGCTTATGACTAATCCAATTTCCGGAGCTTTAACTTCTACTGCTGGAATTAAGAATGCTTCAAGTGGTCGGGTGTTATTGGGTCTTTCTGATAATAAAGTTGCAGCAGGAATTGCACACAATTTGTACGGAGATTCATTTGGAGCAGCTAATGCAGATATTAGAAAAATCAACGTACCCCTGGGAGTTACAAAATGGGAAGCGAACGACTTAGCTGGATATTGGGCTTTGACACAAAGTTTGGAATCTTTGTCTAAAACTGGCCGCGCCAACGTTGTGGGAGATTATTATTTTGTATCTCATTCGACCGATCCATGGTATAAAGATTATGACGATTATATTTTGGACTTGCGCGCCCAATATAAAGATTATTCAATAATTCCAGAATTTAGAATTAGTGAACATATAGATTTTTACCTTGATTCTGCCGGCGGAAATTTTAGAGCTGATAATCCTTATCTTTTTGAAATTCCTGGAACCCCCAACACCTCAAACTCTGTACCGCAAAACAGTAGTCAAGAGAACTTTTATACTATTTTTTCAAATTCAGATGTAATGAAATATTTGGGTATTATTATTAATGATCATGAGGAGATGGTTGATCCGTCTGAAATTTCTTTGACTATGAAGGCAGCGATCAAATTTATGCCATATGATGACTTTTACCCAGCTCAATACTCTGTAAAAATGGCTAACCAATATTCAGCCTCTCATCTTATAGGCGCTGATGTTACCGGTGAGCATTCTACAAGAAAGAAGGCAGCTGTTAGGCCACTATGGCAATGGTCCTTTGCACCGGGAATATTTTATAACACAATTAAAGCCGGCGTTGCTTGTGATTATCCGGTCTGGACAGATCCTGACCGCTTCATTAGACAACAGGTTCCAGCAACAGATTATCATGCATGGACCGTTGCGGCAAACTTTTCTTGGAATTCCGGTGATGGGTTTAGTTCTGATAAACAAACTGGCTTAGCAAACGAAAAAGCCACCTTTGATAAAAGAATTCCATTTGAGGCAATTATAGAACCTCATGTTCATCTAGCAGGAACGCCGCTTTATGATAATGAGCCGCACATATCTGCCTCTTTGCATGTAACAGCGGCATTCGGACTTCGACATAGACCGCAATATTCAATGATGGCCAGTCAGTTTTGGGGTGAAGTGCCAAACTTCTTTTTGCGAGACAAGACATATACTAAAATAACTTCTTTGCCTGATAGCGACTTGAATCTTAGCTTGACGAAAAATCAAATCTATGGAATGAGAATTGCTATGTATAACCAGACAAAGAAATCTAGAACATGGCACCTTGAACCGTTTATTGGAGTAACCGCCGGCTCAGCGTCAGAAAGAGGTGGAATAAAATATGATCTTCCACAACATGGAATAGCAACAGTTGCCAATACAAATGGTGTTGAGTTATTAACAATGTATAGCCGTCCAAGTGCTTTTGGGCCGCCAATGCATGGAACCGATGGATCAGCGCTGGCTAGCTTTGAAGCCGAACACAAGGTTGGCGGATATGATTTTGTAAACGGCATATACTCACCCTATACTCCTCCATACTATGATGGTCATGCATGGGCAGATGTTGTGTTTTATGTTAAAGAAAGCAAAACATACACAATTAAAGACATATTGGCCAGTGCATCCGTGGATTATTTAAGATTCGATGAGGGAGAGGCAGGAGCAACTTGGTCGGGCACTTATGCAGAAAACGATTATGCATATATTATTAGCGGATCTAACCCAAATGCTCCATTAAATGGCGCAAACATCAACAAAAACTCTATGCAAATTAGTGCAAGCATGAATTTGTTCGCGCTAGAAAAAGTACCAGTTGTTGACAAAATAGAATATACAAATCAAAATGCTTCTGGAAAAGATTTTGTCACGCGTGAAACTTTATCAAGTGCCTGGACAATACAAATGAAGGCAGAAACCCCAATTCTTAATTTTGGTGTGTTTGGAAATAGATCAATTAAGACAACTAGTAATACTTTTACGCGCCCGTCAAATCAACTATCTGCATCTTGTACGAGAGGAATGTGGCACCAGTTTGGAACAATTCCAGAAAATCAAGATATGGGCATTAAGATAGAAGTATCTGATATACCAAAAAACTTTTTGAAATATAGTCCCCGCGCAGCAGTTGCTAATGGATTTTATACTAAAAATAAAACAGCTGGCCAAGCAGCAAAAATTTATAAAGATATGAAATCCTTGGCGGATTTAGTTGGATTTAAAAAAGAATCTACAAGATTAGGTGAAATCTTAGAAAAAAATGTTGTAAGTGAAGCAATTGTTGCTGTTCCTTTCTTGCAAATTGGTGGAAAACGTAAATTCTTTGAGATTCCTAGAGAATATATTGATGCTGCCGTAGTTGACGGTGCTCTCGCCGGCCAGTCTATTAAGGATATGGTTGAAAAAATGGACAAATATGTTTTTCCACCAAATATGAACTTCTTACTTTATGAAGATATCACGCCTTTCGCGATGTATATTTTTGAATTTGAGTACGAGTTCGACAAAAATGATTTGAATTATATGTGGCAAAATTTGCCACCTAGAAATCATACAGTTGTTAAAAGTGCTGAAGCTGCCGTATCTCATAAACTATTTGCAACAGAGTTAATGGGATACAAACAGGCTATGGACGGCACACCTCTGAACGACAATTTACAGTGGATGGTGTTCAAAGTAAAACAAAAAGCAGTTCAAAAGTATTCTGATCAAATTGTTGCTCTTAATGCTTCTGGCAACAAGTTGACTAAATCGAAACTTGATGACAATATTAACAAACAGGGCAACTCTCTTATAACAAAAGAAATGGAATATACTTATAATTGGCCCTATGATTATTTTTCAATAATTGAAATGGCCAAGCTAGAGGTAGAAGTAGAGATTTCAGAACACGGAGAGGAAGTACCTGAAGAGAACCGCATCGAAGACACCGCAGCCAAAAAACCGAGAACACGCGGATCAAAACGAGAACGAAGTCGTAAGCGAAAAAAACAAAAGAATAGCGCAGGCTCGCTACCGCAGCAAATTGAACCACAAGGATAATTAAAAAATGACGTTTTTTGATAAAAAAGAAGAAGTAATCGAGATAGAGTTAACTCCATATGGAAGGTATAAACTTTCTATAGGAGATTTCACTCCAGATTCTTATGCTTTTTTCGATGATAATATTCTATATAATACCGAATTGTCCGCAGGTGAGTCTATACATGAAGATCAAAACAATACAGAGCCTCGCATACAAGAAGCAACACCAGTGTTAAAAACGCAACGTACTTTTCGAGGCGCCGATTTCAGAGATAACGAACATTTTTATGCCAACAATAATCCGCTAATTGAGTCTAAATATGGATTATTAAGCGAGATGGGAAATTGCCAACTCGGCACTGAACACAATCCAGCTTGGGATATTAAAGTTTACAGAGGCGAACTAACCGGAAGCAATCAAGGCTATATAGAATATTTAACGGGATCTACTCCGGGTCAAACTGTTTTAGAGCACGCTTTGTTGAGAATTCCTCAAATTGAGGCTGAGGCTGTGTACAAGACGCATATTTTAGACATAAATAATGTTGCTCCTAATATCTATACCGACTATAATTTGCCCTCTGGCACATCTTTGCTTGGGTTGAGTATGATATCGGAAGGAAATGTTCCTTTGGAGTTTTCTAAAATTTGGTCAGATGGTTCATATATTAGAGTAAAAGAAGATTATTTTATAATTGATGTTGCTGAGTTAAATGTTGATTTCAAAATGGAGAATTTTGATATAGAGCTTTTTAAGTTTGAAGAAATTGAAGACCCAAACGGCGGAAAAGAAACAGAACTAATGCCATTAACTTTTTTGAAAAAGACCGTTTCTATTAAAAATGGCATGTTATTAGATGATGCAATTATAAACTATGATTATGATAATCAAAGTCCTTCTGCGTCTGAGTACTATTTTGACGTTATGGTTGATCATGAGATAACAAGAGACGAAATTTGCGAGGCAGTTGGAAATCTTAAGTCTGCAGGGTATCTTGTAGACTCTCCCGTGCATTGCGAAGAGGATCCCCGAGGCAAATTCTACGATATTTACACTTATGATGAAATAGGGGATAAAGAATGTCCAGATTAATTCCTGCTCCAGAACTAGGCACAATTAAGCTTTTTTCAGAAGGGGAAGAAGACTCTGCTTCTGGGGTAACATATAAGACAGAAGTTAATATGTTTTTGACAGATACAGTAGATTCTTTGGGAGTCAACACGCAATTGTTTCAATTTGTTAAAGGCGAAGCTACCGATTTTGGCGAAGGAAGAAAAGCTCCGGATCTAACAGATTATGTAAAACTTCGAATTGTGCAATCATTATCTCCTGTCGCAACCGATTATTTAATTGCTAATCCTTCTGCTTTGTCAACTCTTAACGGGTTCTGGGACGCTATGGGACTTTGGAGCACACTAGTAAGCTTAATTTCGGATGCCGAACCTTCTCCGGATGACTATGAGATGGGCGAAGATTCTCCGGAATATCAAAGAGTGCACACCTTGTGGCTAGCAGAATCTGAACAAATTGCCGAGGGAAAGTTTCTTCATATTGAGGATATTTCATTAAACCAAAATATGTTCAATAGTATTGATAAATTTTATGATCAGGTCTTATCAGACGGGATAGACGCCCCAGGCCCTGGAAGAAACAAAACATACAGAGTGCCATATAGAGCAGAGTTTGAAATTGATGGCGAATACATGGAAGGTCACATAACTTATTTTGCTCTTTGTTTTATTGATATGCAAGAAATCGCAAGAGATTTTGGTCTAGGCCCTGCAGCCATGGCCTCATCAGTCTTTAATGCAATTTATGGCGACGGGTCATACATGGTTGTTTTAGACAATTATATAGCGTCAGCTGGCGTAGTTGATGAAAGCTCTCTGTATGAAGGCACAGGCATGTTTGTGGCTGAAAATGCATATGACGCGGACAATTGTTCACACTTTAAGCTGTATTTGACAGCGACAGAATCATATACTGAAGAAGTAGACGTGCTAGCCGCCCGACAGGGCGAGCGAGACCAATACTTCTACAATGGTCTTCATATGCGAGGTATCGTGTTTTTTGATCTTATGAGAATGGTAAGGTTTGAATCTCCAATGGGCTTTATGTTAGCTAATGAGACATTTCGTCAACTTGTTGTTGATGAAGAATTAATTCAATTACAAAAAATAGATATTTATAGAAGGACTTCTGAGAGCATGGCGGATGGCACCAAAACGTTCGGCCGAGCGATGGCGCTCACTACAGTAACTGAAACGCTTTATGCTACTATGAATTATAGTGACAATGTGTTTGAAAGTTCCACATATTATCCCCATGAGGACCTTTATACAGAAAGCTCAGACTTCGCATCGCAGGGCGATGCGAGTGGTTTTGTTGAAGAAATAGGAGAGTTTCTTGGATTTACTTCTGAAAATCATTCCCCACTACAGGTTATATCTTTTTTGGATATTGGAAAGGATATAGCAGCCAATACGGTCAGAAATACTACTCCTGTTACAACATGGGGTATAGATCTTTTTACAGAAGCGCAATACAACAACGGCTGCAGCGACTTTCTTCAAACTACAGAACAATCAATTGAGTACAAGATCTGTGTAACATTTAAAGATGAAATGTCGCAATTCTTGATAGATTTGTATGCTGACCTCGGATTGCAAATGAAGATCTTAGAAAGATATTATCATGATTCAATATTGCCATGCCACTATCATGAATACACAGATGAGTTTAATGAAATATTTATCGAATTTATTGAATTGAATTATGGTCCTACATTTTTGCTCATCGACACTTTCGAGGGTACTTTGCTTGGCATAATCTATGATTTTTATGTTCTTCATAAATATTTTATAGATTGGGGGTTTTTATCTGGTGATGTTTCAACTTTTGTAACAAATTGGTTGGCAAAGATGAATCCAACTTATTCTACTGCAAGTCCAGAATATATTTTAGATTTTATAAAACACGCAGAGTCATTGTTGAAAATACTGAAAGATATTATAGATACGACTGGATTATTGGATGATTTTACTGCTTATCTAGAAGATCCAGAGACGGATATTTCCTCCGCGTTTATAAATGAGGTTGAAGTTTGTTGTACATTTGATAATGATGCATACACATATACCGAAGATGATGGTACAATTGATCCAACGTATGGGTCTCATGGTACCATACTTGTTACCGAAACAGAGAGTTCAGAGACCCTCACCACTACAATCCAAGGTTATGACTTGGAAGGTAACCCAGTTGTTTGATTAAAATATATATATAACTATTTATGTTAAAGGATTGGCAAAATGTCACGCAGATCACAAAGAGCGTTAAAAAAACGAGTAAAAACTCAAAGAAGGAACATTAAAAAAGTTCGCAATGATAATAGTGGAAAAAAAACTTCAAGCAAAAGTTTAAAAAACTCAATGAGAAAAGTTACATTTTCACAATTCCAGACGCTTATGGATGATGAATATGACAGAAACTTTACCGGGCAAAATGTTAACTCGTCAGAGATTAAAGATCACAGGCCAGATATTGACAATGACGAATTGTCTGCTCTGATAGATACAAATACTTTTAAATATGCATATATCACTCCAAAAAAGATTAGAGTTAATGGAAGAGAGTTTGATCTTCGAAGTGCTAATATGAGCAATAGTTCTAGAATGTTTCAAGAATTAAAAGCCGAATTGGCGAAAAATAAATTAGATCGCACACACGATGGTAAAAGCAAGAACAGCTACATTAATAATGATCCTGAAAGCGAATTGTCGATTGAACAGCAGTCTGTAAACCAAAGCATAGTCGATGTCCTTTCAAAAATAGGAGTAACTTTTGACGAAACACCAGAGCCGCTAGAAACAAAAAATTATAAAGGCCGTGAGGTAAGCATTAATTGTCCTCCTGGTTTAGCCGATCCTAAACAGTCTTTAGGTGAATCTACGCGCTTTTCGTATGAAAACTTAGATAACAAAATTGATAGCGAAAAAGATGGCTCAACTGGCAATAAAAACATTATTGATCTTAGAAAAGAAGTTGACTTATCAGGTGTTGCAATGCCACTAATGGATGCAATTGCTCGCGCAAAATTTACAAGAGACGAACAATATTCAGCCACTTTGCCACGTAGCAAAGATTCAGCGGATAAATTAAGAAAGAATAGAGACCCAAACTACTTTGATATTACAAATCCGAATAATTTTTTAGAGACCCGGGTTCGAAGAAAAAGTGGAAAAATAAACCCTGAGATACTGAGATCTTTACCGAATCAGCTAAAAGCAATAATGTTTCGAAAGTCTAGTGCCTCAAAAGTACCACCTGGAATTTCAACAAACAATTTGGTAGTTGATGAAGTTACTGGCAAGAAGAACGCAATTGTAACACTGGAGGGTGATGATGGCTGATGTTGAACTTTGGAGTTTAGAAACCGATGGATATCTGCTTTACAGCCTGCAGAGAATTGATGTCTTGATGGGATTCGATTTAGACGAGCTTGAGCTGGTTGACATGCCAGACGGTTCCACAGCAGAGGTAGCCCCTTCTTATACTGAGGAATTTGGTTATGATTTTAATTCTGACAAGTGGCAACCATTAATAGCTAGCACCTACGAAGACATTGTTGCTTCTGGCCGTACAGTGTTGTGTCGATTGTCATCGTTGAACATGCTAATATCTCCAGAGCTTGAGGAGCGTGAAGGTGTCGATGGTTTAGGTGGCGAAGTTGTGTGGTCAAGTACCAATATTGAATATACAGTAGATTTTCAAGCTTTTATTGAAGCTTACGGTTGGTCTAATGATGAGTTGGGAGAATTTGAACTGGTAACAGTTGATAGATATTTTCTTTTAGGCCCGGATGAAATTGAAGACACTCTTGAGGCAATGGTTGTGCAAGCGAACCAATATACCGATGGAGGCGTTACAACATCTTCTGGCGTGCCTGTCGATACAATATTGTATTATCCTATAATTCAAACAGAGGACGTTGACATAACATATCATCTTGTTGATGGTATGAATCCGACCAGAACGCCGATTGAATTAACAATGACCTTTTCATATGAATATACAACATCTATGGCTCTGTATACAGGGTACTACTACACAACAGGAACGGGGACTTATAGAGCAGGTCAGGTACCTGACCCCTCGGCTGAAACTGGAACAGCTACCTCTGAGACAGACGAAGGTTTTAGCACTTTGTATTCATTGATGGACGCTATGGCTGAATCTGCAATAGAAAACGCCGAATATTTTAATTCTATTGCCTCCGGAACTGGTACATACGGCACAGATCCCGTCATATACCCTGCAAATGCATCTTCACCCGGGTATGCTTGCGGCGGCTCGACCGGCACTATGGTGGCCACCGGCCCAGTAATTCCAATGAGAGGAATGGATCCGGCTACTGGAGAGGATTATTCAGTCTGTCACGATGGCCGCGATACTTTTGATCCGGATCACATATATTATATACCGCATCGTTTAAAATATTGGACTAGAAATCTGGGCTCTGCGTATGCCGGCGGACAGGATATTGTATATGAAAAATATGGAGATGCATCGTACCCCAATTCTTGGGACAGTGGTGACGATTTGTGGTGTATAATTAATGGCGTTCATGATGTCGTTTATTGGCCCACTGGAAGGGCATCCAATTATACTGATTATGCAGGGATCACCCTCGTAGGTACTGACTCCGCTACCGGTAGTGACAATATTTGGACAGACACTTTTCATGCACGCATCGATATCGCTAATATTTTATATTTCACGGCAGGCGGTACTGCCGGAGGCGCGACCGCCACCACCGACCGCGGACGGGCACTATTTGAAGTATACAGTTTTAACCCAGAAGTGACCATCGGATCAGCCGGCGTCCCAACGCTTGGAGGTGTGACAGAAAACGTGCCGGCACCTTATTTAGTTTCCACGACAGTTGATTATGCAATTAACCCAGGCGAAGATCCTGAGCAAGTAGAAGAAAACGTTTATCAAGGACATAGGCTCTATACAGCTGCTCAATTTGCTTCAGAGTTTACAGTGTCAGTGCTCGAAGCTACGGCTGGTGAAGTATTAGACTTGGGAACATTGTCCACCCACATGAGAACAACTGGCGGCTCTGCATGGCCACCTAGCGTTCCTTAATCAAAGAATAATTAAATGAGTATTAAAGCAAGAACATATATAGACTCGACACTTTACGAAGATCCAACCGACTTATTTCGCAAGGCGATAAAGAAGTATTGGCACATATCTGGTGGTGAGCTGGCATTTAATGGCTCTGATGCCACCGGTGCGCCAATTCTAGGTGGCGATTATTCAATAATTGGATCTCCATATGCACCTCAATATGATATATCTGGCCATGTGATAAAAAGAGTAATTGTAGGAGAAAGCGCCGAACGCACCGAGCCTTTGTGGATGAATTACAGATTGTCTGTAAAAATCATTGGCGACAATTCTGATGGATTAATTGAGGATGATGATGCGTGGCGAGATATTGTGTTATCAAATATTGAGGCTGGTACAGAATATTCGGATCATGTTTTTGGTATTGATCTGCCACTAAACAACAGAGAATCGCAAGCCGTTAAAGCCAGCGCAGGACAATTGGCCGGCGATGTGGAATATGTATACAATTACTATCAAGCAGGATACGAAGAGTATACTCAAGGTTATGTTTCTGAACGTGTTCTGCCCAATATGTATGCTTTTGTCTCAGCTTTAATGGCGTCTGACGATACAATTGAAGCCGGCTCTGGAGAGATAAGGAGAGGCACGGGCTTAGGGTATTTCAATGATTCAATTTTTATTGATCACTTAACCTTAAATGGCGTCATATCTACGAGCTTTATATATGCTCTTCGTATAGATCAAGAAATAATGCCTGATGGCACCTCTGGTGATTACTATCTTACTAAGGGCGAATTCTTTTCGATGAAGGAATATATGAGAAAGTTTGCAATTGCTAGTGCCACAGAGGCAACTAGATTGCTAACTAACAGGCTTGATTCTAGATTTTATAATTTACTATATCCTGTTGGTGCATATAAGAGCTTAGTCAATTATAATGATCATGCAGTATTGTTTCCGTTCTATGCCAGAATATCGTTTGGTACTGAAGAAACGGTTGTAAAAGATTCAGAAATGTGGTCTGCTGATGTAACGACTGGTGAAAGTTCGCAATTGAAAGATCTTTTTGTGGAGACAAATCTTTTTTCCTCCTTTATGAAAGATATGCTTGAAACGTTTTTTCAAGAATCGCCAGACGAACTGCCAGTGCGCGAAACTCCGTTTACAGAAGTTTTTACACGTCCGGTCCTGGCTTCGGATGACACTTTAGAACAATTTGCGATATCAGATAGGGACGCAGCTTTACGCACTATTGATTTAACTTCGTGGTGGCAAGACTTTTATAATAGGGGTACCGGTGAATTTAATGCTGAATCTGTAATGTTTGGAAACATGTCTATGGAAACACGCCTCGCTATGAGTGCAGATTATGAAGTTTATAAAAATATGTTAATGATAATTTTTGCTGCGAAACTTCGCGACATTATATCACAAAGACACAGAAAATATCATGACATTCTAAATGGAGCCCCTGCATATGCTGAGACAGTTATGTATAGAATTGCAAAATTTGAGGGTCGACTAACTGAATCACAAGCGGCGACGAGAACTCCGATTCAAAATTTCTGGGTTCCGGACACAAATGAAACTGAATTGGTTGACATTATAGATACGCAGGTAAAGTTTGACAAAAACTATACTTATATTGTCTATGCTTATAAAATTGTTATTGGCTCAAAATATGGATACGAATCAATAGCGACCAGCCGCGTTGTTAGCAGAACTGATCCAGAACGCACTGAAGCCGGCCTTCCGCCCAGGTTGTGTGTTGAATTGGTCGACGTAGATACTGAAGAGATTGTTGAGCAGCGTTTGCCATACAATTTTAGCGAAACCGACACAAGAACAAGAACAACAACGTATTTCTACACTGATGAACAAAATGAGTTTATAGCAGAGTTTAATGTTGTGCTTTCGCCTTCTATTCAAATTTTTGAAGTTCCTTACATGGTATCAAAGGGAGCAATTGTTGATTCTCTACCACTTGCCCCCGATGTTACAATCTATCCATACAGGGGTAAATCTAATGTAATTAAGTTGTTCATGAAAGGGGCAATTGGAGAAATAAGCTTAGAGCCAATAGTTTTAGAGCAGTCAGACTCAGATGTAATTTTACGATTTAAAACCGCGCGTTCAGTTTCGCGTAATACAAATGAAATCTTATATAAATCAGACGATCACCCAAAAGCTTTTGAAATTTATAGAACTACAGTTAGGCCAACACGGCCAGATTATTCTGATTTTGTAGGAAAATTGCATAAAACTATTTCAACAAATTGGCAAAATACCGGAGAAGTTCAATATTCTTCGGCCATCGATTATGACGATAAAATAGTTGCAAATAGAAAATATTATTATGTTGTTAGATCGATTGATATTCATGATAACCCAGGGTACCCATCTCCAGTGTATGAAGTTGAGTTGGTGGATGATGGTGTTTCCATATTTCCGCTGATTGACGTGATCGAACTAGAAATTCCAGATGGCAGAACATATAAAAAATCTGCCAAAAGATTGATTAAAATTAAACCTACATTTAGTCAGGTAGTTATGGATGAATATTCTAGTAGATTTTACGAAATAGAATCAGCAAAAGAACTAATTATAAACAATGATCCGCCGGACATTGATTTAAAGCTGGGCGTAGCAGAAGACCCCATATGGGATCAGAAATTCAAACTTCGCCTGACTTCAAAAGACACTGGCAGAAAGATTGACATTAACTTTGAATTTAAGAAGCAACATGTTGTAACTCAATTTGAAAACACATAGCGTTTATTAATATTTGATACTAATTATAGGATGAAGAGGTAATAAAATGGCATTTTTAGATAATTCCGGTGACATCATACTGGATGCAGTCTTAACCGACACTGGAAGATTTAGATTAGCAAAAGGCGACAATAGTTTTAGAATTGCAAAATTCGCTCCATTTGATGACGAGATTGACTACACGCTTTATGACATAAATCACGCAAGCGGCAGCGCTTATTATGATATACAAATTCTGCAAACTCCGATACTTGAAGCATTCACTAATAATGCATCGTTTGCACATTCAAAACTGGTTTCAATTCCAAGGACTAACATATTATATATGCCGGTTCTTAAATTAAATGAACTCGGTTTAATGATCCAAAGGCATTCAAACAGTTCGTTCGTTGTCTGTGTTGACAAAGACACTGAAGATGCAATTGGCGGAACATCTAGTTCAACAACAGTTGCTGGAATATTATACGGCTCCACTCTGGCCGGCCCAAACTATATAAGAATTGACTCTGGACTTGATACTGATTTTGAATTATCGCCATCAAGATCAATTCCTTCTGATTTGGTTGAGTCACGTTATATGGTTAAGCTTGATAGAAGGTTTGGCACGCCGGTAAATCCACGAACTAATGTAAGAATGACTCCCGCGTTTATTGACGATGATCAAATCGCCACATACATTGTACCCGGGGCGCCAATAAATGACACAGCCCGATCCGAAACAACACAAGTGATTCGAGGCCCTAGAGGGACTAGATTAGATTTAGGAATTGCAGCCTCATTAGATCTAGCATCAAGTGATACATTGTTTACAAATATCGGATTCACAGAAGCGGCAGGCACATATGCCACCGGTGTTTCTACAAAAGGTCTCGACGCTACCTTAAGAATAGAAGGAATGACTATTGGAAGCAGCATTGATATTCCTTTGCGATTTGTAAAGAAAAGTTAATTAACAGGATAAAAATATGGCATCAGTTTATAAAAGCTTTACACCAAGCGACATTATTTCAACACGAACACAACTACATGAGGCAATTCCATTAACTGGAACAATTGTTTCTGGAACATATAGCGAAAACAACATTAAAAACTATTCGCATGGGATGTTTCAATCAGTTTACGATTACCCATACTTAAGCTCTTCAGCGAATCATATTCTTGATTTATCAGTTGGGTATTCAAATAATTCTAATCTAAGTGCTAGCACCGCAACCCAAAACGCAAAAAAGATTAATATGTACAATCAAATGGCTCAAGTTTTGGTTGGGCATGATGAGACGGGTGCAATTAGAGAATTTGATGAAGACGGAAATATAATTGCCGGTGGAACCAAAATGAAAGAGGTTTTCTTTCTTAGTTTTTCTCGCTTGCTTGTTAAAGATGAGATTAAAAAAGGATCATACTCTATGGTCGTAGCCACCGGATCAACTTACGCTCATGGGTTTGATGGCGCTTCTGAGATAACCCTAAGCGATTCAGGGTCAATAACCTCATACAAATCAAATTCCCCAGCCGGCGAGTACGGATTCTTGTATGTTGAAGACACACTAAATGTTGGTCGCGACGAAGTTCCAGTAGGTTTGATTTATTATCAAGCTGGTATTTGTGTTTTGACTGCCTCTCTTTTCTCATCTGGTTCAGTCGGCGCCGACTCGCATGGCGATACTAGCGACCATCAAGGTCTTGCCGATGTCGCAGCCGATGCATATTTTGGCTCCGCTCTTGCAGGCGATGGAAATGACGCATACGCATCTGTACGCAAATCGCTTGTCAGTGGTTCAATTTCTGGATCTTGTAACGGACTGAGAAATAGAATTAAGAACATCCAGTTTAACAACACTACAGAACTTCACTCGACAATTTACTTCTGCAGAATTAATCATAACGAGTACAATTACAGTGCAAACCCAACGTATTTGACAGCTAGTAAGTTGCGCGTAAAGCAGAAATCGACAGATAAGCCAGTGTCATACGTCACAGGCATCGGACTCTACAGTCAGCAGAACGAGCTATTAGCCGTAGCGAAATTATCAGAACCCCTTAAAAAGACGCCGGTCAACGAGCTTACCCTTAGAGTCAGGCTCGACTACTAAGGAGGCTTCGCATGCCGAAATTAAAATTCCAGGCCGGCGATATTATTAAAAATCAAATAAAAGCTCATCCTCGTTGTGAGTTTTTTATTTGGGATTCTAAAATTTTTTATAATAACCGCACTTTAGAGCAGGGCGAAAACACAGAAAATATTTATTCATGCACACAGGGCCCATTCAGCGGAAGCATTAGCGGCTCAGGGTTCATATCGTTACATGAATATAATATCGATCGAGTTCATGATGAGAAGTTTGTTCTGGCTGAGCTTGTTGACCAGCGCCATATAGCGTGGGTTGGCCCCTCCGGTGATCGTGTATTAAAAAATAATTTAATCACACCTTATGTTATGGCTAATTCAGACGGCCTAGGCGTAAAATTTAAAAATATATCTCCTGAAGATTTTCGCAGCCGCATTACTGATTATACAGAAACTCCGGAAGCTTCTACGGCGGAAGCTGATCGATGGACATTGGCAGTGACTGGTAACGCAGTCATGACTTCAAGCATTCATAGAAAATTTTATCCTGAAGATGATTGTGACGATAACAAGTGTAGAAAGCACATTAGGGCTTTAAGAAATGTCATAAACAGTTACGCGCCTTTATCGCCATATTTTTCTTTTCAGCGATCTGACGATAATGCTCGTCCTTCGCTTGAGGATCGGGTAACATATAACGGAGAAACGAGAGACTTTTTGACCCACCCGGTTAATATGATTAGTATACCGTCTATCTTTTATGGATCAACAATAAAAAGAGGCTCTGTAAATTTAAGATATTATATCACAGGCACTTTAATTGGAGAATTGAGAGATGAAAGACAAAACGGTACCTTAGTTCAAGTAGGTCCAACCGGAAGTGTTGGATCTGGATCTACAGCTGGCGTTATCATGTACAACGAAGGAATTGTACTATTGACAGGCAGCTGGGATTTGGGAAATGCTAACGATGATGGCAGCGGTTCACCGAGGCACAAACTGGATTACAAAAACACAAACGCAAGTTTTTCCAGCAACGCTGTGACATCATCTTGGTTGTTCTTTGGTGTTGGCGCTAACGACGGCACTGGTTCACAAAACAATGGCTCAACCAGCCCGGGCGCCTACAATCGTGTATCAGCAAGTTACAACTTCTCCTTTCAGGGCACAACATACGTTCCGACATTAACCATGTTTGCGCATGCGCCAAAAGGTAAATTGAATTATTCAAACAATGTGACTTATTTAACCCACAGCTCAGCTGCAAATTTTCGAAAACCCAGAAAATCAAACATTAGATATAGAGAACAAACTGATATTAAAATTAAAAATACTGTGTCTTCTTCAGTGCTTGATGCGACAGCAAGTTTTGGAAAACAAACATTTATTACTAAAATCGGAATTTATGACGAGGATGAAAGATTAATAGCAATTGCCTCAGTCGCAAAACCTGTTAAAAAATTGGAGAATAGAGACTATACTTTTAAAATAAAACTGGACATATAAATGATTTTAGGATTAGATGTTTCAACCAGCATCACTGGCGCAACGTTGTTGGACAATAGTGGAAAAGTTATTTTCAACGAAGCGTGGGATACGAGAAAGTTTAAAGATTTTTTTGACAAAGCAGAATTTATAAAGGAGAGAATAAAACATGTTTATGGAAATTATGGCGATCACCTTAACAACGTTAACAGTGTCGGCATTAGGCATATATTTATCGAGCAGTCGCTCCAATCTTTTAGAAGCGGCTTTTCTTCGGCAAAAACACTTTCTACATTATCGCGGTTCAATGGGGTCGTTTCCTGGGTATGTTTCAACTACTTCAGAATTAAGCCAGAATATGTCGCAGCCACTACGGCAAGAAAAATGTGTGGTATTAAAGTTCCCAGAGGGAACAGAGCTAAAGATGTAGTCCTACAACATATAATTGATACAGAGCCTTCTTTTGTTTTTGAACAAACAAAGCATGGAAATCCAAAACCCGACACATATGATCGTGCGGATTCATTAATAATTGCAAAGGCGGGATTTTTATTGACATCATCTAGCAAATAAGTTAGACTGTATTAATGCAAGAAAAACTTCAAATTATAACTGATGTTCTTGGCCGATCCAAAAAGTCAAATGATGAACATCTTTTTCGTTGTCCGTACTGTAATCATTCTAAGTATAAATTTTCTGTAAACATTAATAAGAATGTATTCAAATGCTGGATATGTGATACAAGAGGTCGCAATTTAAGACGCATTGTTCGACGTTTTGGAACATTTAAACAGCGCCAAGCCTGGGATCAATTAACAGACGAGGTTGATCTAAGTTCATTTGATTCTATTTTTGATTCTGAGTCTGAGCCGATTATTGAGCAGGTGGTGGAATTGCCAAAAGAGTTTATATCGTTAGCAAATAACAATTTGCCAATTACTGCACGCCCAGCATTAAAATATCTCAAAGAGCGCAAAATTACAAAAAACGATATTTTAAAATGGAAAATTGGGTATTGTTCTTCTGGCGTTTATGAAAATCGAATAATTATTCCATCATTTAATGAAAGTGGAGACGTAAATTATTTCGTTAGCAGAACATATGCTAATCATTGGAAGCGCTACTTGAATCCACCGGTAAGTAATAATATTTTGTTTAATGAGCTTTACGTTGATTGGAATAGTGATTTGTGTATTGTTGAAGGTGTTTTCGACGCAATTGTAGCAGAAAATGCTGTGCCGCTTTTGGGGTCATCTTTGCGTGAAGATTCAAAACTTTTTAAAGAAATTGTGCGTCGAGACACTGCGGTTTATCTTGCCTTAGACCCAGATGCCAAGCAAAAAGAAAATAAGATAGCGAAAATGTTTATGCAGTATGATGTCGAACTTTATAAAGTGGACATATCAGAGTTTGATGATGTTGGTGAAATGACAAAAGAGCAATTTAAGATTCGTAAAGAAAATGCTGCATTTATAAAAATCGACAACTATTTATTATACGAAGCGCTTAACGCTATATAACGCTATATGAGGACATGTTATGAAAATTACTAAAGCTAGACTACGCGAAATTATTATGGAAGAGCTAGAAAAAGCTACGGACACTGCAGAGGAGTCCGATCTTGAAGAGGCATATGCTGGTGCAAAGCCCGGCCCTTCCCATCGAGAGAGAACTAGGGAGCGTGGCGTAGGCGCCAGAGCTGCAGCAGCTAGAAAAGCAGAAGCCGAAAAAGAAGCCGAAAAAGAGGCTGAAAAGGGCAAGAAGGGCGACGACGACACCGACAAGCCTAAAAACGAGTCTCTTAAAGACTTAATTCGCAGGGAATTGCTTAATCTATGAAAATGAAAGAATCTGCATTGCTTGCTCTTTTACGAGAAGAAGTAAGCAATGTTAGAAAATCTTTGTCTGAAGACAACGTAGAGTTGTCTCCTGGCGGCAATTGGTCCATGGATCCCCCAATAGTTCCCGATGAAACCGCCTTACCGGACGTTGGAGAGCTAGCAGTTAACCTTGTGAACACGCTCATGACATTAGGCGAGCAAGCGCCAGAGGAGGCTCAGGAGGCCCTAGGAACGCTTACTGGCATATTTGACGAGGCTGGCATGCTTGATGCTATGTGTGCCACGACTCAAGGTAGAATGGGTTTTAGAGAAGATTTAAAAAGACAAATTGCACAAATTTTAAGAGAAATGGACGATCCTGAGTTTGGGTTTGGTCCTGAAAACGAGCCTATGATTGATTATCCCAAGCGTCGTTTGGACGTAGAGGACGAAGCTGCGGTTAATGAAGTCATGCAAAACGCAGTCCACAGGGCAAAAATGTCGGGAATGTCAAAAGAAGATTTGGCAGAACTATTCACAGATGCTGTATATGCATCATATGAAGAAACCGCTTGACAAAAGTTGAATAATAGGATATATTAAAACATACACTTGTGTTTTAAGGGGGACGTGTGCCTAAGTTTGCTCATATTGCAGATACTCATATCAAAAATTTAAAGTATCATTACGAATATCGGATTGTTTTCGATCAATTATATCAAAAATTGAGAGAAGAAAAGGTCGATTATATCATTCACTGCGGCGACATCGCCCACACAAAGACACAAATCTCACCAGAGTTTGTAGAGATGTGTTCTGATTTCTTTCGAAATTTAGCAACAATTGCGCCTACATATGTCATATTGGGAAATCATGACGGCAATCTAAAAAACAGCAGTCGCCAGGATGCACTCACGCCTATTGTGGACGCGCTAGACTTGCAGAACCTTTATTTGCTAAAAGATTCTGGAGAAGTCAAGCTGGATGATAATTACTGTTTGAATGTCTTGTCGGTTTTTGATGAAGACAATTGGATTACACCTAGCGATCCTAATGCAATTAATATTGCACTTTACCACGGCTCAATTTCCGGAGTAAAGACTGATACTGGCTGGGTAATGGAGAGTGGCGAACATGATATCACTATTTTTAATGATCATGATTTTGGTTTTCTTGGGGATATTCACAAGACCAACCAAACCTTAGATCCTGAAGGGCGAAT